TCTCCTAATCCATCTATTTCTTCTGGATGTCTAAATGAATACAATTCTGAACAACTATGCCAATATTCTCCTATGATATGTTTGCATGACTTCTTCATATCCTCACTCCTTAGTCAGTTTATCTTGGTTAGAGCAGATTGCTTTGGATAACTTAATTCTTAAATTCTTATATCCAGCCCACATTTCAAAGTTACTTATTTTTTCTTCTACCTTCCCCTCATCTAAACGAGTGATTTTATAGACTGCTTTAGCAATTTTGTTATCACTTGGTAATTCTCCTTTGTTATTCTTTAAATCCCACAATACTAGTTCTATCTCTCTTATCTTCTCTATCATTTCCTCACTCCTTAGTCAGTTTATCTTGTTTATCACAAAGTTCTCTTGCAATCCCATAAAAAGTTCTCTCGTGGTTTGTTCCAAAATGATTACAGACTATCTTATTAATCTTTCTTTCATCTAACCGAGTGGCTTGGTGAAACAAATTAACATATTTCTCAATATCACAAGTGTCGGAAGATACTTCCATTTGTTTTAGAATCTCTCTTATCTTCTCTATCATTTCTCACTCTCCTTAGTTCTTGTATTCCATGCTTTGATGGCTTCTTCTTCAGATTTAAAATACATTGGGCAATCATTTATACAGGAAACATACCATTCCCAATGCTCTCTATAATCACTCGACTCATCTAACAGAACCTCTGCTTCTCCTCCACAAAACGGACATGGTTTAAGTTTATCCATTAGACACCTCTGCGTGTTTGATTGCTTGGTTAGCATTTTTTAATATTTCATTTTCAAGTGAATTTGGGTATATTAATTTTGATAGTTGCTTATCTATTTCTCTCAACGCCTCCAACATCTTAGCCTTCACCTTATCTTCGGCTCTTGTGTTCCATGCTTTGATGATTTCTTCTTTAGTGTCTCCATAGCCACATCCTGTTTCTGATACAGCGTGTCCACATTTACACCATATTAGCCAATTTGATTTATCACCACCAAGACTTCCTAGCCTTGCTTTTTTCCCACAAAACGGACATGGTTTAAGTTTCATCTCTCTTATCTTATCTTTCATATTCCCCTCCCTTAATCTTAATAACAGAATGTCTTATTCCATGAATATCTATCATTTCTTCTTTATTGTCTTCTATCCACTTCTCCCAAACATCACAGGATTGGTTGTGTCCTTTTTCATAACACCACCCTTTGTCATATTTGCAATCATGGTCTTTCCACTCTCTATCTTTTGGTGCTTTCCACTTCTCAGGTCTTTTCATTGTGTCCTCTCAATATCATAAAATCTTAGATTCGCTATTCTTACATATAGCATATTTATTGTCTAGTTACTGTTGTTATGTCTCAACTTTGCATAGAATAATGTAGCCGAGTTGTGCGATAGTTGAAGTAAATCCTCTAAATAATCAGGTGAAATAATTTTCCAATTAACTATTGTCTTATTGCGATCTAAAAGTCTATAAGATGTAAATTTATGTAATGCCCATACAATGAGCTGACTGCATACAGGAATATTAGAAATACCAAAAGTTTTTGTAAAGAAGAATATGGGAGCCTTTCTTCCGAAGAAAGATGTTATCTTAGTAGCTACAGCATCGAGAGCAAAAAGAGGTAACTTAAACCAACCATATGCACCGCCAATGCGTTTTTTAAGACCTTCGTGTAAACTTTGTCTATCTTCATCTGATAAAGGTATTCTATAAACACTAATTTTTGTGTAAGTTTTTTTATCATATTTAGATATAGAATTTTCTCTTATTTTATCTACAGCTTCAACAATACGATTATCATTAATACAAACGAATGAGTGAGAACATGTTGCTTTCTTTGTTTGCCAAGAAGTAAAGAATAGAATAATTTTTGATACAAAACTATTTGTGTAGCTAAGACCAATATCGCCTGCTAAAAATGTTTCGCTATTAATTGATTTACTTGTCATTATTACTCCTCGGTCATAAATGTCACATAAAGTCGTATATTTTGTGACATTATTACTGTACGGTAATTATTTATCTTTTTCTCTTTAATTTGTGTAGTATACGTTTTATTTTTAATGCAAAGTCGGCTGAATTAATAATTACTGCTTTAAGCTCTTCTTTATGCTTCGCTTTTAATTCTTCAATTTTTAAAATAGTTCTGGAAGCATATTCTGCCATTTCTTGTTCGTGATATTTTTTCCACTTATCACAAGCTTGGTTGTATTTAGAAACACCACAAGTACAACCTATGTTGGCAAGTTTTTCTGTTTCAAAACATTTTCTAAAATATCCACAATAATCTTTATGTTCTTTCTTCTTAGGTCTATTCATATCCTCACTCCTTATTATTCTTCTAGCTTACTAAGTTGTTCTAATGTACCCTCAAACTGAGGGATTTCTTGTGTCTTGCCTACTCTTTCATAAACATCAGGTGCATCAGGATATATCTCCCACAGCATTCCACTTGCTCTTAATAGCTCAAATTCTTTCCTAGATAAACTCTGTAGTGTTCTTTTACGATTACTCACTATGTTTACGGCTCGTCTAATTGTCTTAGCCTTTCTTTTATTAACTTTTGCTACAGATTTATGTATTCTATTCTTAGGGCAATCATCACACGCATATCCCTCATTACAAATATCATCACCAGTATGAGAACATACTTTCTTTTCAGATTCATAAAGAGTTCCATCTGGAAAACAGAAACTTTCAATTTTAAAATGTTTAAGTAAAAATCTAATGTAACTATCTCTTAATTTAATTTCATCAACTAATTTCATTTTAGCCTTCTTTCCTCTACATAATTCATAGTCTTAGCGAGCAATGTAATATATACAAAGTCTATTGATAATAATAGAATCATATTTACTGGTATTTTATTACCATACGCTGAGATAAACCATACTGCAATAATCGCTACCTGAGCTATCATTAATGCCCAGAATGAGATACCAATTAAATACTTGTAAAATCTATCAGACATCTTTCTGCGTAATGGAAGTATCCAAAGATAACCGCCATCAAGTGCAGGTATTGGTAACATATTAAATACGAATAATGTACTATTTAGAAATGCTGTATAGAATAATATTATGTTAAAGTTCTCTACACGAACATAGCTAATAGCACCTGTAAAGAAATACGCACACATAGAATAATCTATATAAATACCTTTAAGAATAGAGCCATAGTGAATTAGATAGCATACAAAAGCGATTGATAGATTCATCGCAACACCAGCCATTAAAATAATACATTGTTTCCAATAAGCTATATTCGTCAAACTATTCATTACAGTTAAAGACTCCTCTATCTCGCAGTAACCGCCTAATGGTAATAAAGATAATCTCCAGTCAATCTTACCTATCTTCTTGTGTAGTAATACGGGACCGAAGCCTATCGAGAAAGCACTCACAGGAACCTTAAAGTAGAGTGATGCTAAAAGATGACCCAATTCGTGTAAGATTACTGAACCCAAAAGTATTGCAACATATAGTATCCACATAAGTTAAATTCTCTCCTTTAGATGATTAAGTATATCTATAATTTTACATAGAGCCAATGGAACTGAGACTACTACTATAAAAGTTAAAATTTCTATGACCTTCAACATGCTTATTTTAAAATTTTTCATAAGTGTATTCTATTTCGTAACACAGCGTTTATACAACGTATTTAACCACTCACTATTCTCTGAGAAATTATAATCTAAATTAGTCGGCATTAATGCGAGTATCATTTCATTATTATAGGGTTCTTTTCCTATGATATACCATTTACGATATTCTTTAATATAATTATAAAATAGTACATATGCACCAGCTTCTTTACAGTATCTTTTAACATCAATAGGTAAATTATATTTTTTAATCTTCACTATTGCTCTTCTTTCACAGTCTAATTCTAAATCTCGAACTATCTCTGCATATTTAGCTATGACGTTTTTACTTCTTTTAATCTTCTTATTCTCTACCCAATTAAATAATAACGTGCAGGCATCACTTCTACCTACAGTTAAAGCAGTCCAGTATTTACTCTTCTCTCTCCATTGGTCAAAATGACAAGATTCATGCACTAGAGTTCTTAACCACTTTTTACTGCCAAAAGCACAAGCTAAAATACCTCTATTCTTTGTGCCACCTTCAAAGAAACCATTAGATTTACTTCCACTCCAATCAACGTACTTATCTAATGACATACGAAATAAAACATTATGCTCAAATAAAGTCTTTGATAAATCTTTAAGAAACTTATCTGTATTTTTATTGTGAGTTCTAATATTATATATTTGTGTTATTTTCATTTTTTTAATCTCTTTTTGACTGCTTTAGCTAATATCCCACCATATTCATAAATCATAAGCTTAACAATATATTTAACATCAGAGTCATTAATTGCCTTAACCATAATTCTTTCAAGCTCTGCTTTACTAGGGTCTTTATACTTCTTTGTCATTTATTTTCCTTACATTGTACCAAACAATATGTGTGAATTCCTTAGGCATTGCTACTGTAGGAACTTTAACTTCTGTAAATGTATTTGTTTTATAATCATAGAGATTACTTTTTCCTGTTACATGATGAGTAAATACTGTGATATTTGACTCTTGCGTTTTTGTTGCAAAATGACCATATCCTTCGTTGTCTTTAAATATACCCTCTTTTGCAAACTGTTTCCATGTAGACAATTTTAGATGTAATCCTACTTTTGAAATTTCTGTTCCTATCCATTCCATATCTAAGCCTTTCTTTCGTCAACATAATGTAAGTAATCATAAACAATCGAATCTAAAGTTGCCTCTGTTTGCTTATGACATATAAGTAAATGCAATGCTGTATCAATCGAGTCTACCTGCAATATCAACTCATAAATTCTATCTGTCTCTACTAAGTTAAAATAGTAGTGTAATACTTTAGAAATTTTATGAACATCTTTTTTCTTTAATGTATTTAATATTTGTCTTGGATATATCATTTGTTTTTCATCTTTAGTAATGCTCTATAAAATAGATTTCTCTTTCTGAAGCGTTCGATAGCATCAGAGATTGTCTCAATATATTTCAAGGTATCTTCTGAGCCGTCATCTGCAATTTGAATCATCATACTCTGTAAAGCTGTATAGTGTTCCATATTATTTACTCTCTAGTTTATATGCAGGTTGTAATTTAACATTATCATCGTCATCTGTTAGAGAAACTTCCATAATAATACTTTGATGAGATAATGACTTAAATTTATGAATTGTTAAAGGATTAATTCTGAATTTATCTCCTGCACCTAAAACAGTTCTTTTGTTCTCAGTTGTCTCAGTAGCGTATTCAAGTTCTACTGTTCCTTGTAATATAATAAATGTTTCATCTTTTCTTTCGTGATAGTGCCAGCTGGAAGAGAAACCTCTATTTAATATCAATAACTTATTGCAGTATAATTCGTTATTCTCTATCCAAAGTTCATATCCCCAGAGATGGTCGTATTTTTCTCCTTTAAATGTTGCTATGAAAGAGTTTATTTGTTTGCTCATTTTCCTCTACCTCCACACCAATCACAAACAGTACCTAATACAGAGTCCCATTCGTGATGACAACTATCGCAATGAAGTATTTGGGGTGTTACTGATTGAACTGCGTGTAATCTTTTTATAATATCGTCTACAATTTTCTCTACTGATTCGTCGCTCATTTTATATCCTTTAATTGTGATTCTAAAACTATCTGTTCTTTATCATTCTTATCTCTAACTAAATACATCTTCATATCAAGATGATAAATATAAGCAGATTCCTTTATTGTTACTGTTTCATTTGTCTCTATAAGACATGCTGGTTTATTTTTCATTATTAACCTCGTTAGTGTTTTTAATGATTAATGTTGAGTGTTTGCATCTAGACCTTGTGCATATGTAAAAATAGATATTACTAGAACCGTTTTTAAGATGGTCGTCTAGCTTTCGAGTTTTACTTCCACATTTAGAACAAAGAACATTATCGCTTTTCTTTTCTTTCATAGTCTAAGTATAGCACACTTTCAGCTATTTGTCAAGTTTTATTTTTTCTTTTAAATCTTTTTGTCTCTTTGTAATGTATGCTGAAGTTAATCGTTTCACTATGACATCGTGTAACTTAGTCGACCTATGCTCTGTCAATTTTTTAGGTGTGCGTATTGTTTTAACTAAGCTCTCTAATTCATAGATATTATTCAGTTCACACATTTTATTCCACTTATCCTCTTTAAAAACTAATATACCGTATTTTGAATTTGTTTGGTCTACCCATTTTTTAGCTTCTTCTAATAAAGATTCTGGAACACACATAATAAAGTATGTTGCATTTAGATATGTTGCATTTAGATATGTATTACGTCTATTATAATGTTTTCTTTTTCTAGCCTCACCTTGCCATAAATCAGATTTACTAATTTTTATCTCTATGTCGTAGAAGCCTTTATCAGATTCAACCAAGACATCACTCCTACCATTATTACAGTAGGCCTCATCTACACATAGCATATGTCGTCTAAATCTATAATAAGATAATACTGCTGTTTTGATGATGTCTGCTGATAGTTTCATTACAGTCTATTTCTGAAGTCAAAGTCAGGCGGTTCTATATCCGGTTTATCCCCTTCATCAAATAACTCTTTCTCAAAATCTTCTTCTTTATAAAATGTTTCCTCTTCTTTTACAAACTGTTTTTCTTCTTCTATAGTTTTTAATTTTGAGGTTATGGATATCATTGGCATCATTCCACCATCTATATTAATTGTTATTATGGAAGGCGTTAATCTACTAGAAATTAATTCATGTTTTCTCAAAACTCGAATAATATCTTGCTCAAATAATAGTGTCTCATAATCTTTTTTCATCTCTACCCTCTTTCTACAAATGACTATTTAGTTCGTCTAAAGAACAACTTTCTGCACCGGATTTTAAAGCTACGATTCCTGCGGCCACATTAGCGATACACGCACTTTCATGTAAGCTAAGACCATTTGCTAACGCTAAAGTAAATGTAGATATAACGGTATCACCACAGCCTGTTACATCTACAATCTCTTTCTTCTCTGCTTTTAAATGAGTGCTATTAATATCGTCTGTATAGAATAACCCATTCTCACTTAATGTTATAAGCACATTATTAAACTTGAACATTACTAATAACTCTTTAGCGAGTTCAAATGAATCCTTATAATCATATAGCTTAGTTTTAAAAATATTCTCTAGCTCTTTTAAATTTGGTGTGATAGATGTATAATTAGAGAAGCAAGAAATATCTCTCTTCTTTGTGTCAACTGTGATAATCTTATCTTCTTTTAAAGCAAGTTTACCTATAAATACTGCTAGTTCTTCATTAATCATACCTTTATTGTAATCAGATACTATTATTGCATCAAAATATTTAACATGTCTTATTAAATTTTCTTTTACTTCCTCTAGTTTAAAATTATTAAAACAAATATGTTCTCTGTCAACTCTTAATAGATGTTGATTATCTGCAATATATCTTGTCTTTTTTGTAGTGATAACCTTTTTATCTGCTATTAATAGATTTGTATTAATTTTATTTTCTTGTAATAACTTTATAACTTGAGTACCTGCAATATCTTTACCTATCTTTCCTATAATCCAAACATTAGAACCAAGAGCTGTTAGATTTTTAGCCACGTTAGCACACCCACCTAATTTATATTCACCTGATTGTTTATTTAATATAGGAACAGGTGCTTCTGGAGAGATGCGTGATACTGAGCCTCTAACATACTTATCAAGCATTAAATCGCCTATGACAAGTATATTCTTTTTGTTTAGTTTATTTTTCATTTTCCACGTATTTGATAATTGTTTTGTTAATTGTTTTTAGAATAAACATACAATAGAGATTGATCGCTCTCAACTTAGCAGAATCACTATCATTAGTTTTAATAATATTTACAATAGCAATCATCGGACTTTTAACTGCTTTAATAAGAATCTTCTTTACATTTTCTTGCATAATATTCTTTCTGTTATAACTTAGCTTGGCAAGGATTTTTATAGTATGCCCCTTTAGTGCCCCTATCTCCGCCACAAGCTAAATATTAATTAAACTATTCTTCCATATAAGTTAAGAATCCGCCATCATTCAAAATGTCTGTTTCTCGCTCATTACATTCTGTAAGAGTATTATTAGCAAATCTAAACTTAAAGAATAATGAACCATGTAAAGCATCGCCCGTCTGATTCTTAGAAACAAAGAGTTCCATAATAGGATTGTATGCACCATTTTCATCTACCCAATGTAAATTACTATCTTGAATATTTTTTACTTGATGAAAGTTAGAATAAACACCACCAACGAATCTTGAGGCATACCACAAATCAATAGATTCTTTAATATCTTTACCACTAGGCTTAGCAGATGATGACTTTGGAACTTCTGCTGTAGATATAATAGGACAATTAATCTGCTGTGGCAATCTCTTTAAATAAGAGGCAACTCTTTGAGCATTTTGTGTGGCCTCTAAGTGCTTTCCACTAGCTTGTAAGTCATGTAGATTGTCAATTACTACTACAAATTTCTTACCTCTTTCCATAGCTATCGTAGAGTGAATCTTAACATAATTATCTAAATCGTCAAGAGTTCTAATATGAGAACCATCTTTAATAATAATATTATCTTTCATTTTCTTTAAGTTAGCCATACCGTCGAACCACTTATCATGTGTCTCACTATTAGGCTGTCTTACTTGCTTAGAGGTTAATCCTGAAGTGATACTCATTAATCGAGGTAGAATAGCTCTCTTAGCACCATCATCTAATGAATAGAAGGCGACAAGAGTATCCTCATTCATTGCTAACTTATAAACAAAGTTTAATAGAAATGTTGTTTTTCCCGTTTCTGGAAAGCCTGCTAATAGATAGAGCGTATCTTCAAAACCACCAAATCTTTTATCGAATAAAGGAAAACCAGAAGGAATACCAGCAAAATTCTTATTCCATGCGAGTTCTGTAAAGTCCTCTAACAATTCATCGTAAGCATCTTTCTCTTGCACATACTGAATCATGTTGAAAGAAGTTGAAGAATTAGACATATCATCTATTGATTTTGTAAGCTGTCTTTTACCAATTTTTAAAGATTCTGCACATTCCGTAATGTAAGCTTCTTTTCTAATTAAGTTAGGACAACCTGCAATGAAGTCATAGATAATCTTTTCTTTAATTAATCCTTTTTCATAGTTCTCTATAAGATACTTTAAAGCAGAAAGTTTAGGTAAGTCTTTAAAATCATCTAGAGTATGCGTTTTCATATACTCATCGGGGTCTGGTTTAGCCTCGCCCTCTATAACAGGAATCTTGATAATAGAAATTTCAGAGTCTAGATTTTTCATTCTAACTACTGTTCTTAAAAAACCATCTCTTGCTGTTCCTTTGTATAAATTATCTGGGTCTAAAGCTAAAAAGATTTTCTTAAATTCTATATTTGCTATCTTCTCTAAATTAGCATCATTGATAACATTTGTTAAACAACCAATAACATTTTGATTTGGATGTAAAGCAATAGCATCAAAGGGCCCTTCTACAATAGTTAATGTATCATGTCCTCTAACACGCTCTATATTAAACAAATTACTTCCTTTAATACAGATTTTGATATACGGGTCATTATCTTCAGTATTAAACATACGAATAATTAGACCAGAGTATTGATTGTTTTCATTCAAAATAGGAATTACAAGACCTTCTTTATGAAATACTGTAAGTAATCTATAATCGAATAAGCTTTTACATTCTTTATTTAATTCAGGCGTAATATCGTTTGGAGATAAGCAACCAATTTTCCATGTCTGAAGTTTCTCTTTATTAATGTTTCGTTGCCTATAGTATGGAACGCCCTTTTGCAAGTTTTTCTTTTGAATAGATAGCTTATGAATATTCTCTAAAAATTTTCTTTGTCTATTTAGTGCCTTCTCATTTGCAGAATACTCATATTCTTCCTCTACAGGAATACTGTATTTTCTAGCCAAAACTTTAACTGCCTCGAAAAAGCTTGAACCTTTTATTGATACATTATTCTTAATACCATAAACATCAAATATATCGAAAGAACGCTGTTCTACAAAACAATATATTAAGTGATTCTTAGAGTCAGGTAAAAAGGCCGCTGATAATTTAGTTTCATCGTTATGGTCATGCGCCTCGGAATGCGGACATTGAACTTTCGTACCATTAGTTCTACACCCTAACTCATTAAGATATTCAGGTAATTTAGATTTAATTAGCTCTTTAATCTTATCTAAATTTTTAATGTGCATTTATCGCCTCTTCTTTCTTTTACTCTCTTTGGTCTCTCTTAGAAAGACTGTTGATTCTTCTCCAGCCTGTTTTTTCTCAGCACGTCTTTTAAAATAAGACTTCTTGGAAGGAGTTTCTACAACGGTTTCTGCAACTGTTTCTTCAATGTTCTCATTAATAGTTTCTTTTACTGGCTGAACTTTATCAACTTTCTTAATTTTTCTAGATTTTTCTGCTCTCTTTTTATTAGGATTTCTCACTACTGCAACTTTACTGAGATGAGTAGCACTTTTAACTATAGCCTCTATAGTGGGCTTTAGATAAGATACACCACCTCGTAATAAAGTCTTGCACTTGTCGCAATACTCATAAGAAATTAAAACGATACCGTCATGTCGTGGCTCTCTTTTATATTTCTTTATTATATTTTTATGTTTACATTTAAACATGATTTACTTTCTATTATACTAGGATTCGAGACCAAGAATAAAACTCAATAGAAGTCTTTTCTTTAGTTTCTGTTTTATTATAAACTGATAATTTGTTTACTGCTTTAAGTGGCTTAGCTTTATAATCAACTGGACGAGCATCACTAGAGTATTTCTTGACAGCTATTGCTAGACCTTGCATCACTCTCTGAAATAATACTTTAATATCCTTCTTCTCAAGAAGCATACAAGCTTTTGAGGATAGAGGAAGTGTTACTCCGTATGATGTAGCTTTATCAACTAATGTAATATGATACTGATTATCTTTCCCTCTAAAAGGGTCCAAATAACAATATGTTCTATTACTATACTCAGAGTTGTCAAATATAATCTCCTTGAAGCATTGTCTGCAAAGTTCGTTCATATTCTCTGGATTCATCTTAATTACTCCTTTTTGCGTTTTGTCTTAATTCCATAAATCTACAATTCTCAAGCGTATAATTTTCACCACTATCTATTCTATCAATACTAGGTTTTAGCATTAAGCCTGCATTATCTCTTAACCACAGCTCTTTTAATTCCTCTGCTGTAATCTTGACTTCAATACCTTTTGCCCCATAGTATTTATAATCTTTAAGCTTTACGTTATAACATCTTTGTTTAATCTTTACAAGAACTCTTAGCCAAGGAAACTTTTCGTGCTTAATTCTGGCCTTTTCTTTTAATAGCCTTTTGTTTTCTTCTCTATATAACTTGGCATTAACTATCGCATCTTCTCTATGAGTTTTACGATATTGTATCTCACATTCTTTTTGTTTTTGTTTATCGTTATATGGCATTATTTTGTGTCCTTTGGGTAATCGTTCTGATAGAATCCTTCACCTCTAAGAATGAAGTTCTTGGTACAACTAATAAGTCTAATCATAAGATTTTTACATTTAGAACATTCTCTAGCATCATCTCTTTTAGATATAGCTACAAAATCTTCCTCTTCATGACCACACTTCTCACATTTAAAGTCATACGTTGGCATTATGCGTCTACCTCTGGATTATCAGATGTTTGAGATGCGAATTTTTGACTGTTAATAATGTTTCTACATGTTTTCATTACTTCAGTAGCACCATTTAGTGAGCCTAAAACCTTATCTCTTAACTTTCTTTCCGGAGCCGTATACAAGGCAGACTCTTTATCAGCCGAAGCAGATACAAATTTTGTATTCTCAGCTTCTAGTTTGTTTTTAAGATACATATAATAGGCTAGTTCTTTATTCTTTTTTAGAGATGCTATTTTTTGATACCATTCTTCTAGAATAATATAGTGGGCGTTTACATCTTTTTCTAATTCTTTTATTTGATTAATGTTATTCACATTTAATTTTAAAAGAATACTTTTTGTGCTGGTTATTGCTTTACACGAACTGTCTACAATCTTCTTCACTTTTAGCAATGCTTTGGAGTCATCTTTTTTCAACTCATCAATTTGTTTTTCTAAAGACATCGTATTTCTCCTTGTTATCAATTTGTTTTATACAGTAAGTATAGCATACAAACTACACTTTGTCAAGTTTTATTTTTTCTTTTTGTCTGTTTTCTTAGTTTTGCTATCCTTTGTTTTTTCTGCGGCCTCAACATCTGACTCAGACTTTGCAGGTAAATGAAAGAATAGACTTCTTGCTTCATCTATAGTTAGAATACCTTCTTCATTGCCCGTCAATAGATTTGCAATTCTAGCTTTGTCATAATTAAGTCGTGTTCCTAGAAGATTGGAAACAACTGTAGTTTCTAGATTTTGAAAACCTAATCTGACCAAAACATTATTATAAATAAAAGACTCATACTTGAGAATAGGCATTACAACATTCTCTAGAAATCGAGCCTTCTGTTCTCTTGCGTTTAATGAACCTGTACCTTGAGCTAGATTTAACATAAACGGTGGAACTTTATAAATAGATGCAACTTTAAGACCCATCCATTTCTGAATCTCAATAATATCTGAAGGTTCCCAATAAGGAATTGTCTTTAAATCAACTTCTTTATTGATACCCAACATCTTAGCACCTTCAACCATAAGTCCATTTAAATATTCTACAAATTCTTCTAATTCTTTCTTAGATACAGAAGAACCTTTTTTAAATGAAACAAATGCAGGTTTATAAAAACCTCTTTTAACAAAATCAACCAATTTCTTAGCAGACTCTTTATCTGTTGTTATATCATCATACCCTCTTTGAATAGAGCTAGTGCCTAATGTTGCATCACTATCTTTATTAATACAAAAGTGCATAACTTCTTTGTGCTTTAATAGAAGGTCTTTCTTTCCGTTCTTATCCTGCTTAAACTCAGAATTACTTCCTATTTTTAAAAACTTATACTTGGGTGGATTATCGTCTGTAATTCTTAGAGTATATCCCGGCACAACTGTTAGCTGACTAGGTAATTTATTCTTATACTCAATAACACACGCACCATTTCCCCATCTAAGCATATCCTTTAAATACTGCTTTCTAATCATAAATAGAGGTTCTACTAAAGAAGGATAATTTAGAAATCCTTGAATATCATCTACTTCTGACCGTGGGTCCGTATATAGGTCATACTTAACAACCTCGTCTACGATTGTCTCAATACATGCTTCTGCCCATATCGTAGTCATAATAAGCTCTCTAAGCTGTGCTACAGATTGCCTTGCATATGGCTGATATATTACAGACTTTGTTCCGAAGCTTACAGACTCCAGTTTTCTATCTCTTACTTGTTGCGTAGGCTTTAATCTAACTGCCGATTTTCTTGGACGACCTACTGGGTTTTTTGTTACTCTTTTATTTACTTTCTTAGACATCATTTCCTCCTAATTAGGGTTATTTGCCAATTACAGCTAACGGTTCTCCGTCATCTTCTTCTACTATTGAAAATACAAATCCTGCTAAACAATCTGAAACATCTTTTGAACCATGATTGATGCCCTCTTCTCTCATTCTCCATTTACTAGCTTTAGGGTGGTCAATCTTATTTTTATCTGTAATAAGCAATTCTGTTAGCTCTCTTATTGCAGGTGGATAAAGATAATAATTAATATCTCTTTTATATATAAAATCTTTGAGTGTATCATAGGGACCAGTATTTTTCTCTAAAGAAATAATCTTTGCACCTATTCCGTTTTTCTCGCAGATGTTTAAAAATAGTGCTGAGTTCCATCCATCAGCGGTTACTTTTATAATAGGGAACTTCAACTTTTTAAATAACTTTGTAATAACAAATTCTAATATTTCGTTTAAATCAATCTCTTTAGACTTATCTTCAGATTGAGGAGAGCGTATCTGTAACATTAAATCAACATAGATTTTGGTTTTATCTAATATGTGATAAGTGTGTCCCATAGAAAGTCCCGCACAATCAACTACGCCTCTAGAAAGGTCAATATGTACATAATACTGAGCGTTTGAGTGCTTTTCTTTCTCAAATTTAATTTTCTGTGCTAACTCTTCTGAAGGATTCTCTTCATAATCTCTTTCCATTACTTCTATTTCGTGAGTATGATATGGTCTAAACCAATGTTCTAGTTCTTCGTCCATTATATTATGTGTCCAGAATCTATTTAACGCACTTTCATTATTGTTTTCTTCTAGTATAATAGGAGACTCTCGCTCATAGTTAATACAATCTGTAATTCTATCGGCTCTCTTAATAAAGTTATTCGCTCTATACTTCGGTATCTTACATTCATACATTAACATTGCTGTGGAAGGGTCCTCGTCGAACTCTTCTTTATAAGTTTCTTTGTGTACTGCGTATTTCTTTATTTCGGGTAAACAAGATTTATCTGACCTAATATCCCAAGTGGCCGCTCTATCACAATAAGTCTTTGACATATGTCCATCTTCTGCTCTATCTAAAAGATAAGACATGTAATCATTCGGCGAAGTCAAATAAGAAATATAAAATAATTTATAATGTTTAGGACAACGTGTTCTTGCTGATGTTCTAATATGTTTTCTTATATTCTGTGCTTGGTCAAATCTAAAAGTTCCAATCTCATCAAAGATTCCTAGAACAACATTCTTACCCTCAGATTTTGATTCTCTAGAGTTCATAGACCACGCTCTAATGTTCTTTGGAAATAAAATAGCATTACGAATAATATCTCTTTCAATATTCATGCCTAATTCTTCAAAGAAATTCTTTCCTGTAACAGGGTCTATTGTCTGACTAACCATTCTTACAAATTTCTCAAAAAATACAGATTTTGCTTGGTCAGCATCAAACGCAACATTAACAACGTCTATAGGTTCACCACTTTTAATGCCTAATGTTTCTTGCGGGTCATTTAGACAACATAACCAATAAATGGTATAACATAAAAGACAGGCAATAGTTAAATCTTTTCCTGAGCCTTTACCCCATGCTAATACAAATTCATTAAACTTATCACTCAACATTGTATAGTCATTATTAAATGCGGCCGATACAGCTTTTTGCTGTCTAGGAAATAAAGGTGACTTTAGCCAATCTCTAAAGAATATCTCAGAGGATACAGGTTGAATAGCAAACTTTTTTGACTTGTTTACTACTTTCTGCTCTGCATCTTCCCAGAAATTTTCCCAATTCTTATTATCTGCCATTATACTCTATCCTTGTACTCAGCATCAATAACTTCTTCTGTATCGAGCGAGTCTAAATTAATTGTTCGTAAGCGTTTAAAAGCGTAACTTCTTTTATCTTCAGGTATCAAATCTGTAATAATAGCTTTAAATACCTTCATAATACTTTGTAATACTTCTACAGATACATAATTTTTATCCATTAAAGATTGAGGATTAAATAAACTTAATAACTTGGATTCTTTATCAACTCTATCTAAAATTGCCTTTAACGAATCTATTCTCGATGTAATGTAGGTTGGGTATTTAGGTTCGTCATAGATAGCAATATATCTCTCTCTAAGCTCTCTGGCTTTAACTCTCTTCTCTTTATTAGTATCATCTGCCTTATACTCTGTCTCAGCAATATCAAGCTCTGCTTTAACTGTCTTTACTTCTCTTTTCCACTCAGCTAATTTCTGTTTATTTTCCTTTACTTTATCAGTAATTTCTTGATACAGATTCCAATATTCGGTTTTTAATAAACCAACTTCATCAATCAACTGCTCTACTCTTTGATATTGTTTCTTAGCTAACTGAGAATTTTTTACAATTAAACTTGAATATCTTGCTTGTAAGTATTTAATATCGTTTAATGTAGTAGTATAAGCAACTTGCAGAGATTTAGAGATTGCATTAGGAGATTTTCCTTTTAAAAACAATTCTCTTGTCTTTTCTCGTCGAGATACTATCATATCTTTTGATGGTCTACCGCCAGTATTTTTTGTCATTTACAACACTCCTTGAGTTCATTTTTATTTGATGCTTTAAATCATTCCAGCCTTTTAAATAATCAGAGGAAGGAATTTTATCTGGAAAACATCTATTCTCTACCATATCATAAGTTGCGAGATTTCTACCTAAATTCATTAAATGTAAAATAATATCTTTTCGTGTATACTTAGTTACTTTAACCATTTCTTGAATCGTTAAATTAGAGCTTATACACTTTAACAGAAGAATCTGTTTCTTAGTCAAGAACTTTTTTAAATTAGTAGGTAAATCTAATTGAAGATTCTTTACTTTATTACTACTAAATCTTTCCCTTTTAGACATAATCACCTCTCATCGCATTACCGACTATTTTAATCATGTATTTTTTTTCAATTTTGTAAGAGTCTAATTTATTAAGTAATCGACATTTAAAGAACATGAACCAATGATTTTTATTAGTAACATCTTTTACTACGCCGGAATTTAAATTCTCTAAATAAAGAACAACTAAATCTTGATACAAGTCATCTTTATCATGTATTGAACTTCTTAGAGACCTTGAAAACGTGAATGATAAATAACTCATAATTTCTTTGATTTCTGACGGAATCTTAATTTCTTTGCTCATTTGACGCCTTTCCTTGAGTAACATTAAAATTTAACTTGGAACTTGTGCCGATGCGTTTAACACCTAAATCTATTAATAGTTTGGATTGTTGTTCTGTTCTTATTCCTCCGGAGGCCTTGATTGGCAAAATAAGATCGTTTTCTTTCATAATCTGTTGTGTTTGCTGAATTGATTGAGCTAACGTATTGAAGTCTTGAGACAAAAGACCTGTATTTGTTTTAAAGAAATCTATATTACTATCCTTTAAAATAGCTATAATTTCATATAATGCTATATAGTTTTTAAATACAGTTCCCAATTCAACGATAACTTTCATAGGCTTCTTATAGCGATCTTTCAATCCTTTGAATAGCTTGTGTATCTTCATAAAACTTCCCTTGGTATACCAATAAATAGGGAATACTAAATCAATTTCGTCCGCAATGCCCTCATCTATTACTCTCTTAATACTGTCTACTTCCTTACTGGTATATAGACCTAGATATATAGGCATTCTTTTTATATGTTTTGATTCTTTGAAATGATGAAACATTCTCATTGGAGGAAAACCACCTACTGTAATAATCTTTAAATCTTCACCAGCATATTTTTTAGCTATATCTAAACATGATCTGTCTAAACATACACCATAGTATTTATTCTTATTAGCAGTTTCTACAAATTCTTTTAATTCTTTTTTACTAGGTGATTTAAGATTGGTATATTCAACATGCTTATTTAAATTCATATTCTGGCTCCAATGTTTAATAGAAGTATCGCACCTCTTATAATCCAAATTACTATCTGTATTAATGCAATTACTATTAACAATATTGGTATTGCGGGTAAAGCAACTATTGTAATAAGTATTGCGTTTAGAATTGTTTTTAGTTTATTTTTCATAATATAAGTATAGCATACTTTCTACTGATTGTCAAGGTCTTTTTTAAATTCTCTTTTAATTCTTGCTCTTCCTTTTTTCTTCTTATCCTTATCGACAATTCTACTGACTGGTGCGAAACCCCAAAGCTTTCTTAATCGTCGATAAGTTTCTAAAAATGTATCTGGTTTCTTTCTCTTTCTTTTCATTATTTATTTCCGTCATAAATCTTTCCATTAACAATGAACTTTCCCTGTACGATTCTAACTAACTGCACGTCAAAGTATCCGTTAGGAAAGAAATAACCTATTGCAAAACCATGTGTCCAACTGTTTGGTCGTTTTCTCATAAAATCTGGAGATAAATCGCATACTGCACCAATATTATAACCTGCAAATGCAATCTCTCTAGCTATTGATGAAGATAATCTCATGCCTAATGTATGTGTATGACCGAATAAGATATTTACTTTAAGTTCGTCTAGATGCTTCTTGATAGGATTGGCACCTGCATAGATACCGTGAGTTACATACAATCTACCTAACTTCAATAACTCATTATATTTATGTGTTTGATAACCTCTTTTTTCTAAATGAAGTTGACTCGTAGGTTCAATCATACCTTCTAATGAAGGCATTTCTTCTAATAAATCTAATGCCCATTCTTCATGGTTACCATCTAGATAATGCTTCTCACACTTCTTAGGTAATCTTGAATCAATTTCATCTAATAAAGCGTTGCCTAAAATATAATCATTCTTTAATCTCTTTAGCTCAAGAGTTCTATGTTTGTTTCTATCCCAATGACCAATACAACCTAAGTCCATAAAGTCTCCAATAATGGCCATAATATCAAACTGCTCATCATTCATCAATTTCAGTATAGCTTTACAAGAAGGCTCGTTTTGATGAGGGATATGTGTATCAGGCCAAAACAGAGCTTTTTTAATTTTCGTATTTTTACTTCCTAGAACTTTAGATTTTTTAATCTTCCACTTTAAAATAGCTTTCTCTTTAGCCTCTGCAAAAGCCTCGTCATCTAACTCTTCTAAATTTATAGAGTCAATAAACTTTTTTGTAGAAGCTTTTTGCACATGATGCTCTCTTAAATCATATCTATTAATAGCACCCGTTATAGCATCAAGAGAAGTGTCAAACTTCTTAGCTATTTCTTTGTTAGAGATTCCCTTTCTTAGATAAGTAATTAGAATTTCTATTTTATCGTCTGTCCAAAATTTTAACATAACAATCTCCTTTATTTTCCTGCACTATCAACACTAAAGGCAATTTTTTGACCGTTAGGTTGTTGTGCAACTAATATATAACTATCTTCAATCCATTTGCCTGTTCCCTTACAGGTAGGACATTTTTTAGTTTTCTTTTCTTCGTATCCTTTACCATCACATCTATAACATTTTGATTTAACTGAAGTATTAATTATTGACATTTTTATTCCCTTTTTTATTTATCGTCATATTTAAAAGATAATCACTAAAGCTTACAGATTTACTTTGAGAAAGCTCTATTTGTAATTTTTCATTTCGTTCAAGTCTACGCTTAATAGCTTTTAGTAATCCAACATACATCTCTTATCTCCTTGTTACTCTAAGTATAGCACATAAATAGCTGTTTGTCAAGTTTTATTTGTATACTTCGGCATAATACTTTTGTTCCCAAATAAAGCTAGGATAGAATTTACAGTCATCACAAAAGAAATCATAAATATCCTCTAATTTCCAACAGACAAGCATCATAGCACCATAAAATAATTTCTTCATAATATCTCCTTTATACTAAATCTAATTCTTTTAAATCTATTAACATATAAAATAGTTCACTAAGAATTTTAAATATGCGTAAATAAATCTTTTCTTCGTCTTGTGTATTAATGTATACGTCCCATTTTTTAGGTTTATCTCTAGGAATTAATAATACACCTGATTTCATCGTCGAGGAGTCTATTTTATTTAATTTACAATATAGTTCTTTATATATACATGATTGAATTTTATGTGATAGTCTAACTGCTTTAGATGTTTTTATATCAAACAATATAGGTATATGAGAACTCTTACCTACAAGGTCAACTGTACCTGCTGTCTTATACTCATCTTTATCCCAAACAACTAACTCAGAGTGTTCACACTTAAAGTCATACTGTTTCTCAAACTCTTTATATCTTGTTAAAGCATTATGGTCATTATCTTTTTGTTTTGTAACGTAATCTTCAATAATTTTATGAATATTCGTACCTTCTTTAGCCAATGAGTTTAATAGCTGTTTGTGAAATACAAAACCTAAAGAGGTTGATGTCTTTGAGAGGTCTCCTCTTTCTTTTAAGAACTTGATTGTCTGCATAACTGCCCACAGAACAATCTTGGGCTTAGGAAGAATACCAATTATAGTTGTTACAGAAGGAAAATCTCCGATATTCTCAATATCATAAAATCTGTAACTACCTTTGTTTCTAACATTTATGTTCATTTCTTCTTTCCTTTTTTCTCGCATTGTCTTTCTATGTTTCTTATGATACGAGTAAACTTTCTTACTAATCTTTCTTCTTCATTTTTAAGTAATTTTCTCTGCTTCTTTACATTAATAGATTTCTTATTCTTTACCCTATCTAAAATGTTATCCATTCTACTTGTCAAAGAAGTCAATAGTACATGCCAAAATTCATGTATAATAGAATCTCGTAAAGATGCTACAGACTTATTCATTTTACTATTTACATTGACATTAAAATCTCTACCATCAAACTCATAGACAACCTCAGCATAAGTATCTTTCTTATTGACTACCTTAACATTGATAGACCAATTCTTATTTAGACGCATCTTATTCTTATACTCAACGAATAACTCGTCTAGAACTTTCTTGAAAAATTCTCTGCTGTCCTTATGTTTACTCATTTTTTCTTTCTTGGTAGAATTGCAACTAACTTACTATTGTTGAAGTTTATTCTTTTAATAAAGCTGTTTACTTCTTCTAGAGAAATATCGTTAATAGACTTCTCATAATCTCTTAGATAAACATTATAATCTAAATTGCTTAAAGAACAGTCAATTAAAATTCTAGCAATATTAGACGGCTTATCAATACTTAATTCATGTCCACCTAATAGTTTGCCTCTTGCAAAATCTAATTCTTCTTTAGATACAGTCTTTGTTAATTGTTCTAGCATAAGCTTTTTTGCAAACTGAACTTTTTCTGGTTTTAAACCTGCAAAGCCACAGTATTGAACAGTTCCACAACTATGTTCCTGCATATATAAAGTAGTATTATATACTAAATTATTTTGTTCTCTAATAACTTCAAAGAATCTCCCACAAAAACCATTAATTACAGAGGAAAATAAATCCATAATCAATCGCTCTTTCATAGTATTAATATAAAATAGACCTGTTAATACCATGTTGGCTTGACTAATATCATTTCTATACTCTATGACATCTTTCTTATCATAAGTGATAGGCTCTTGTGCAAATCTAGAGGTAATATAAACTCTGTTTCGTGCCTCTTCTGCTGAACCACCAATCTCTAGCTTAATAGCGTTCTTATAATATTTATTATAATATTCAATCAATACATCTCTTGTAATACCTGTAACACTTTCTCTAGTTCCAATAATAGGAATGTGAAGATTCGAGCCATCAGCAAAGATTTTACTCTGAGCTAATTCAAATACTGCTGACTGAGGATTATCTTGATACATTTCTAATTCCTGCAAAACTACTTGTTTTTCTTTTTCAAGTTCTTCTGCTGGAAATATAGAATTTTCTACCATATCATCTATAATCTTTCGTGCCTCAGATACATATTTATTGCTAATAACAACATAGAAAAATGTATGTTCTTCTGAAGTCCAAGCATTAAACACAGCACCATATTTATCTATAGCTTGTTTAATCTCTGTCATGTTGCGAGTCTTAGTTCCTTTAAATAACATGTGTTCTAGAAAATGCGAGATACCTTTAATATCATCGGGCTCATTACGAGAACCTACAGGAATAAATGTACCTACGATTGTTGATTTGCCTTCTACTCTAATCTTAATGTTAGCCATTACGGTCTCCTTAATTCAATGTAGTTAATATTTTCTTGTTGTTTAAGAATATCTTTATGTGTAACAATTATAATCTGATTTAAAAAATTTAATTTAAAAAAGTAATTAAATAATTGTATTAATTTTATTGAGTTCTCATTATCAATCTTCTCAAGACCTTCATCAATCAACATGAAATCAATTTCTGTTTTACACAGTTGCTTGAAGATAGATATAACACCTAGTCTAAAGCATAGATTGACCAATACTCTTTCAGAACCAGATAAGTCTTTCATCTCTAAAGTTTCTTTACCTCTCTTAATAAAAGGTTTGAAATCAGGTCTATTCGATTCTGCTCTTTCTGTTCGTATATCTACAGTAGTATCTTTGAATATTAATCTCAGCAACTTATTAGCCGTATTAATAATAACAGGAATGTATGCCTGTAATAGATATGACGGAAATGCTTTAGGACTAAATACTGATAATACAGATTTAATCTCAGCAATTCTTTTTTCGTTTCTAAGCTCTGTCTTTTTATTCGCCTGTTCTTTAATAATAGTTAGAACTCTATTACATCTAGAAATCTTATCGTCAACTTTATTAATAGCTCTCTGATACTTAGCTTCTTTTAATTTTGTTTCGTTTAATACTGTGATTAATTTTGATTCTTTTGTTTTCATCAATAAGATAGCTTCATTTAATTTCGTTAAACCCTGTTTCACATCTGTAGAAGAATATTCTCTTTCACACTTAGAGCATTTACCTTCTTTTAATAAATTTGCTTTTCGTTGTATTTCACTAAATTTCTGTTCTATCTTTCCTTTACTACTATATAAAGTATTAACATCAGTTCTAATGTTAGATAAGCCTGTTTTATATTTATTGACTTTTTCTTCTTGTGTAATTTTATAATTCTTTATTCTTAAATATCTTTTCTTTAATAATTCTTTATTGACCTTAGCTATCTCTGTATTAATTTGTGTTAGCGTATTTAATTCTACATTTAATCTTTGATAGACAGTTGAGTATTCATTTAAATTAAATAACTCAATAAGAAAATTTCTAAGATAAGAAGCATCAAATAAATTCTGTTGTTCGTGCGAAGAAATATAAAAGATACTTAAAAACTCCTTATAGTTTATGTTCAATAAATTATCTAACTCTATCTTCTTAATTTTATTTAATGATGATGTTGCTTTTGTTCTGTCTCTTTGCACAATAGTATCATTAAGATTTATTTCGGATATAGCTTTGTCTGCATCGAAGTTGATAATCTTTTCTAATTTTGAGTTCTGTGTTTTACCGAATAAAGCATAGCAGACACTTTCCATTATCTGAGTTTTACCCGCTGTGTTCTCTCCTATAATAGCATTGAGCCCTTCTTTAAATGTAATATCTAAAGAGTTATGAATACCGAAATTAGTTAGCTTAACATTTTTTAACATTGTATGTTATTACTCCCATTTTTTGTAGTGCGAATAAATATCCGTAATAATGTTCCTGCTCTGTTTCTCTCAGGTCCCAATTACTTAAAAAGTCTAAACCATAATCAACTGCATGAGTATAAGTTTCAGGATAATATGATTTCAATACTTTATATGTTAGATGAATAATTCTTTTTTCTTGTAAGTATCTGTCATCATTATACTTATAGTAGTACCAGAAATGACATAGTTCATGTATTACTACCATTATCAAATCATTATTAGACTGTATTCTATCTGTATTTAACATGATTGTTTCATTCTCACAATCTATACAGGCTTTCATTGACTCTTCACAATCACTTTCTTTAACATAAACTACTTTCAAACAAGGTAACTTCATTATTGTTGTCCACATTGCTACAAAATTCTCTGTATGTTTTAAATAATTTTTCATATTACTCTTTCTCTATTAGACCGGATAATGCTAACATAAAAGCATCTGAAAGATTATCGTCTGTTATTTCTAAGTTAAACTTCTTATCAATGAAATCAATAATTTGTTGCTTCAGATTAATAGGTTTTCTATCCCAAATCTTTTTTCTTTTCTTCTTTCCCTTAATCATTACTTGCTCAAAATGAAATGCACCCGTATCTGCTGAAAAACCGACCTTTGCTCTAACGGAAACTGGTTGAATAGGTTCTGGAATATTGTGTGTCCATTTAAACATTGTAAAGAAACTTATTGTAGCATACTTAGCTAATACCTTCAATGTCCAAACATTCAATCCGAAAAAACAATCCTCTATAATAACTTTTCTATCATACTTCTTATCATAATCAGGAAGCTCTGCTCTAAAATCTTTAAACTTCTGAAAGTATTCAATTAACTTTGTATGCAAATTATTTTTACAAATACCTTTCATTTCAATACCATAAAAATCTTCCACATAAAATTTATCCTTTGTTGTTCTTAAAATACATAGACCTGTGTGTTTTGTCGCACCATCTACTCCGACGCAAACTGTATTGGTCTTTATCTCTTTGTTAAGTATATCACACACTTCAGCGATTGTCAAGGTTAATTGTGCCATTTTATTTTTTCTCCAGTTCTAAAGTAATCAAATCGTAATTAATATTCTTTTCTTTACAATACTTTTTAAGAAGCTTCTCTCTATCAAGATACTCAGGCACTTCTTGTTTCTCGCTCAATAATTGTAAGTCTTCCTTATAGTATTCTACATTATATTTCTTCTTGAGTTTTTGAATAAAAGAATATACTGCTGAAATAGAAACATCATCTGAAATAACTTGAATCTTTAAATCAATATCTTTGTCTTTACTTTCTAATAAAGTTTTGATATTAGAACTCTTAATTTTATTATTAATTGCTTTTAAGTTTACTTTATACATCGGTCTTGTTTCAATATCAATAAAGGAAAGCTTATCATTCTCTATGACAGCTATTCTTTTTACATCTTCTTCTTCTGATAAAGATACTTTATATATTGAACCCACATAGTGAACATTATCAAAAGAACATCGTGGACTATGCACATGCCCTAGAACATATATTAAATCTTTATTCACTTCTTTTTTACTATCAGATAAATAACCATTTATATATTTAGTTCCCTTAACCTCGTAATGACCAAACACATATTTACCTAATGTTAATTCGTCATGTTGATAGAAGTCTGGACATAAAGTCATCCAATCTTTTTCATGTATTGCATTATTTTCAAATGTATGTTTACCATTACCAATAATGAAATCAAATCTCTTAGTGTGTTTTCTTAGTTTCAATATAAACTGAGCTAGTAATTCTCTCACACTTGCTGTTGGTTTAGTATGAAATAAATCTCCTAATAAAATAATTCTATCAAATTGTTGTCCTTTTATTTTGTTCAATATGCTATCTTCTGCAAAATGAATCGCCTCTACTCTACTATCTTGATAGTGTAAATCACCGATTATTAAGATTTTTTCTGACATCTTCTTCGCTTTCTTTTTATTAACCAATATTTAGATTCTAATATAATAAATACTAATATAGCACTTAGAATACCATAGAAGAAATAGCCTAAACCTATACAGAAACCTATTGGAACAGATATCCATATTAAAGATGCTGTTGTAATACCCTCGATACTATTTCCTTTTTGATGAATAACAGCAGAGCCTAGAAAACCAATGCCTGCTAAACTATAAGAGAACATTCTAACAAAATCGAATTGCACACCTGTCTTTTGAAGCTCTAGAGTTAAAATAGCTAACATACAAGTTGACAATGTAATTAAGGCCATAGTTCTTGAACCACCAGACTTATCCTTAGCCTTGCGTTCTTTACCTAAAAAGTATCCTATTAAAATAGCTAAAATTAAACGAAACATCAGTTTCTCCTATCGCCAAAATATAAGTGCGTTCACTAATAAGCATAATATACCTATTGCCTTTGCTTTTAAATCTGCACCTGTAACACTTAAATAACCAAAGCTCAATAACATTACGACATAAACAATATGATATTTCACTACATGTCTCCTTTACGTTGAACATGACATACAACATAATACTTTGGCATATCTAAAATTAATATTGATTTTTCCTTATTCATTACTAAAGCATCTTTACATAATTTATCACACATATCTTCCGTTACTCTAATGGAATGTTTATCTGTACTTTTATTATCTAATACACAATCTTCTGTGCTGAAATCGCCTTTGAAAGATAATGCACCAGAAACAAGATGTTTAAAAACTGTATCCTCTTTTCTATTAGCTTTCTTTTTAATAGACTCGTCACCTTTATTATACCAAGCAGGATACTTACTCATTTTGTTCCTCTATCTGTAAATAAAATCCCGTCCCAATGGTCGAGTTCATGTTGAACAATAACGGCAAGTATATCACTAAATCTATATAATTTATTGTCGCCATTTCTAACTGTAATGTATTTATTTCTTCGTGTATTTTCCCATACATCTGGAATAGATAAACAACCCTCTTTAAAAATAATAGTTTCTTTTGAACGCTTTACAATACGAGCATTATATAGTTTACAATGTACTTTACAATACTTTACAATACATGCTCTTAAAGGTATATTTATTTGAATAGCACTTAATCCTACACCTGATGTACTATCTAATTCTCTGTTTAAGCTCTGCCAAACAGCTTCTAAGCTACTTTCATCAGTTACTTCACTACTTCTCTGTCTTAAAATATTTACATCTGTAATAATCATTTTAGAGCTTCTTTTCTGTGTAAGGTTTTACTGCATTAGGATACTTCTCAATAATCTCTTCTGCTTTTTTATTTAATCTCTGTACCCAATCTATATCTACAGTTTTTGGTGGTCTATCATCTACAATATTTTTTTGAAGCATACTATCTCGTATAATAATCAAACATGCTATTGCCTTTACAATATGACTTAATCCTGAATCTTTATCAATATCTTCACCATTCCACCAAGCACCTAAATGTCTGCGTAGAGCATCTACATAAACACTAGCTCGAACTCCTGCAATTCTCCAATTAGAGGCGCCGTATTTTCTTGCACCTTCAAGGAAAGCTAAACTTACTTCTCCTAACACATTTTCTGGTATTAAAGTAAAAGGAACTTTTTTTGTGCCTACCGCATCTTTTGGATTCGTGTCCTTTACTTCTTTAGTCATTTTGCTCTCCTTTTTTCTTTTTTCTGTGTTTAGCTTTAGTCTTTATCTTATAAATCTTATCTACCATTTCCTTTAATTCTTTGGATTTTAGTTTCTTGTATTTGAAAATATCTTTAACTACCTTTAAACAAGAATCACATATTTCAAACGTATCTTTTTTTGGTGCCATTCTAGCTGAAGTAAAATCATCTTTGATAACATTATCCTCAAAGATAACTATAATATGTTTTTTCTCTTTTAATACAGTATCACAGATGTCGCAATAAGTTACCTGCATGGTTACTCCTTTACAGAAATGTCTTTTAAATTATATTTTTTCTTTAGAAATTCTATTAACTCATTATCAGAATTAAAAAAACCTCCCTTTGAAGCAAATACTGCATGGCAAAAACTACCTTTATATTCTGTTCTAGGCATTGTCTGTAAAACATAGATCGGAATATTATGTTCTAAAGCAATACCGCATTCCATAAATGTTCCGCATGGTGAATCACCTTTATCCATACGAGCAATTAAGAACTGAGAATTTACAACATAATCAACATCACCAAGAACTTTAATTAATCTTGCTTGTCCCTGCTCTGTTCTCTCTAAGTAAGTTTTACCTTTCCAAATTAATGAAGCGTATTCTTCTACTAACTCATTATTACCACCTGCTAACCAGCCTTTTATCTTAGCATGTAATGTTTCTGCTTCCATACCAGTCTTATTTTGTTCTTCAAGAGTTGGATCAAAAATATATACAGAGTTACCTTTTTTATCTCTTAACTTGTTTAGCTTTGTAGAGATAGAAGTTCTCCAACCTCGACCACCATCTTTCTTTTCAACATTTTCCATGGGACCGATTAGATATGTTTTTAACCACTCATTTATAATATTTTCATTATTCATATACGGCTCCTGCCATTCGTCTATAGAAAGTTTCTAGAATTTTCTTCTCTAGTAATTCTTCTACACTAGCAACTATCCAAGAAGCTTGTCCAGTAAATGGATGATGTATGTAATTCGCATCGTCTGTTATTAAAATAAAAGGTTTTTTCATTTGCCACGCCCAAGCTAATTCCCATAGAGTTCCAGTCATAGGTCTTGAACCGCCAAATGTACTCATATTCGCAATTACTATATCTGCTTTACTTACTGACATATAATCACCATCGACAATAGCATTTGCTGGTATATGAGATGTTAGACCTTTCTTATCTATAGTAGCAAACTCCTTACCATTATACGGGTCTAAACATGCGATAGGAAAAGCAGAATAATTTTTAGCATCTATCTTTTCCCAATAACGATAATGCTTTCTAATATTCTTTCTCCAAGAAATCGTTTCTTGTAATTTCTCTCCTGACATATATCCTGCCAAATATACATACATAATTGGTAAGTCTATGCCTTTTGAGTTTGCAAAAGTAATTTTAGGATTAACATTCATTATCGTTTATTCTCTCTTTCTTTATTAGTTAGTGCATATTCGTTTACAATACGTTATGTCACCGTCATAGTCCATGCAATTCATAAAACATGTGCTGTCTAATTGACCATAAGATAGAGCGTAAACCTTTGGCATACATAATAGCAACAACATCAATGTAAGTATTAGATAATAGGATTTTCTCATTATTTTATTTTCTCCTGTTTCTTTAATTTTGCAATGTATGCTTTAACATCAGCATCTTGTTCCGCAGATAAAGTGTCATTCAAATCTTTGCCTGTCTTTCTTGTTTTCTGAACAGCACTAACTACTGACTTTAATGCTTTACCTGTAATTCCTATAGTTCCCTCGATTATTCTTCCGATTAATCCACCTGCTAATCCGGGCACTAATATAACTAAGAGAAGTAAACCCCAGAATCCCCAACCCATTAGGCTGTTGATAAAAGATTTTATTCTTTCTACTATAGTCATTTTTCTTTCTACTTTTTGATAGCCTTCTGCATATGAATAATACCCTTTAGAGCAATAAGTCATATCTCCGACCTCATTAAACTTAGCTTCACCTTTACATACAGCTTTTGCCTTTGACTTATCAACACTTTGTGGTACTGTGTTTGGAGTGTCAAATGTTACTCTGGGCAATAAAGAACAACCTGTAAGCATAAGAGTCATTAATAGCATAAGCACTAGATTTCGTATTACAATTTTCTTCTTCATTTTCTTTTTTTCTCCTTTTTATAAGTATAGCATATTAAATTCGTTTTGTCAAGTTTTATTCCTGAAAAGATAATACAATATCAGCGTATCTTTTTAACTGCGATACTACATTATATTCCTTCTGAACTACTTGCGTTCTAAACTCGTCCGTCTCATCTTCTTTACCTCTCAACTCTCTAAATGCTAAAGTCTGAGCGGGACTTCCCTCAAGAAATATTGATAAGTTCTCTGAGAAAATTTTCTTTATATAATTCGCATATAGTCCTTCTATAATTAAATAGTCTATATGTTTACTTGATATAGTATTAAATTCAATGTTATCTAAAAATCTATGAGTGCGTTTAAAATGTATCTGTTTCTCGTTATTAAAATCTTTATACATACGATTAATAAGTTCCCATTCTATTTCACAAATACCTACATAATCTAAACCTTTTTTCTTTCTATACTCTGCTCTAACCGTAGCATGTGTTTTATAATAATCATCTAACGAAATAACAAAACTGGACTTTCTTTTATCCCATAATAATCTTTGAACAGAGTAAGCACATTCAGATTTAGATGTGCCTGAACCTCCACCAATAAGTATAATCTTGTTCTTCGCCACAGTCTTTAAAATATCTTTAGCGTTTTTAAAATCTTTAGCTGAAATTTGTAATGGGTCACCTATCATCTTCTATACCTTTTCTTTAATTTCTTTAATAATAGTTTTGCTAATTCCCAATTCTGCTCAGAACTTCTACACTTATCTTTTAAACTATAATGATAGGACAAGTGTAGTAAAGCTCTAAAATCTCTATTAATCATTTACTACTAATTCTTCGCCAGCTCTTCCTGCAAAATCAACCTGCTCTAGAGTCGCTTTATTATAATAGTAAATTTTACCTGAAGTTACACAAGCATACTTCAAAAAAGTTTCGGGTCGTGTTACTCCACTATAATTAACTGTTACTTCAGCAATGAATTTCTTTTTACAATTACATGCCATGATATATTTATCTCCGTTTATTACTTGATTAAACTCTTATTCATATATAGAAACATCTTAATATCCCAAGTGTTAATACATAATAATTTTGCCGTTTCTATCTGAAAAGGAAACTTAATCCAATTACCTGCAAATACTACAGCAACTAATTCCCCTTCTACATTAAAAACACCTGAACCACTACAGCCACCTGCACCCGGCATATTCATAACAAAGTTATTCTTTCTATCATATCCTGCCATTGTGCCTTGTGTATAAATATAATTATATCCTAAATACATACCAACACTATAGACGTTATTACTATAATCAATTTGACCAATCTTTTTAATTTTAGTCTTACCTTCTATTTTTCCGTCTATTCTTATTAAAGATAGGTCTGCAAAGAAACAATTACCTAATACTGTCGCTTTTGTTTTATTACTATATTCATCAATTATATAAACACCTTCTGTTGTCATTGGTGCTACATGTTTATTTGTTAGAATATAAGTATACTCATCTGTAATTTCTATGATTGAACCTGTTCCAATAAATGCACCTTTTTCAGTCTTTTGAATAATTCTGACTGTAACACTTTTTAAGTAAGCATAAGAAGGTCTTTTTATCATTTGATTAACTTGCTTCATAATACTAGACGAGTAGACAACTGCTTTATAGGCAACTGCACCTCCTACTATCGAAACACTCGCAATCATCAAAGCAATAATGATTGATTTAATCCATGTCTTAACTGACTTACTAACCATGATTAATTCTCCTCTCCGAATTTGTAAATTAACTTCTTCTTAATTTCTTGTAAAAACTTATTCTCTTTTAATTGCATTAGTAATTCTTTCTGTCCCATTACCTTTAGGTCTTTGTATGTATACCACGCACCACCTCTTTGAATAATGCCATACTGAATAGCATAAGTCATCAATACCTTTGCGTTATTTAATCGTGGAGGTGAAAAATAAAACTCATTAATACCTGACACTAGAGGAACAGAGAACTTAGCTTTCTCAATTTTAATCTTAATTTCTATTCCTACAATTTCCTCTTTCTTCTTTAGTTTTGCACCAGAACGAAATCTAATAATATAAGCAGAGTGATGTTTTAAAGCATGTCCGCCCGGAATAGTATCTGGAGAACCATACATTACACCAACCTTTTCTCTTAAATGAGCAATTAAAACTACAGCAGTATTGTTATAAGATGTCGGGTCTAAAAGATTTGCAGGCTGTAAACCAGAAGTAATCTTCTGAACAAGCTTACTGTTTCTTCGTGCCTGTAAAGCCATCTGGTCTTTCTCACTCTTTTTATTCAATGACTCTCTTGGAACGCCTGCTGTAACACTATCAAAGATTACTAGACCAAATTTACCGCTTCTAATTGAGACATCAGCTAAGTCGATAGCCTTCTCTAAATCATCTGGTCTAGCTATCATAAAATACTTTAAATCATTACCTAACTTTTTAATCCAAGTCTTATCCACATCGCCCTCAGCACATATATAGAGAACTGGTACTTTATTAGATGTAAATACCGAAGCTAGTAATAGAGATTGAGCTGTCTTGCCAGAACTCTCTGCACCATAGAATAAGGATATAGAACCTTTGGGTAGTCCACCTTCTGTTAATATATCTAATAGAAGATTCTTTGTAGGAACTTTTTCAACATCTAATATATCTTCTGCTGAAGCTATTGCACCTACACCAAATTCCTTTTCCATAATAGCAAGAGTCTTTTTAAAATCCTTCTCTTGGTCTTTAGACATAGCATCTAATTTAATCTTGTCATCTAGAGCCATATTCTCGTCTATTTTTTCTTCTTCTACCGGAGTCTCTACAACTTCTTCAGGCGTTACTTCTTCGGTTTTTTCTATTTTCTTTTTCTTAGGCATTGCTTCTCCTTAATTAAATAGCGAAATTTAAATAGGTATATCTTCACAATCAAAATCAAATTCTGCATCTACTTCTTTTACTTCTTCCTTCTTTTCTACAACTACCGGTTCCTTTACATCTTCCGGCTCATCTATTGAGTCATCAGTATCAATTAAATTCGTATCTACAACGTCTCTTGATACTTCCTGCGTAGCCACATCTGAATGTTTAGCTAGAAATTTATCTACAGAGTCTTTCATAGCATCTAAACAAACTTCGTATAATTCAGAGAATTCCTTGCTAGTGGTAATCTTTCTAGCTTTGGCTAAACAAATCGCAACATCTTTTGCCCATGCAACTTGCATACCCAAAGGAATGTTCTCATTATATGCCTTATAAGGTGAGCCTGACTTAGCCATAGATGTTTGACCAGAAGATGCTTTACCAGAAACTTCTTGATACTTAACTCCCAATTCCTTTACTTCATCTGCTTGTAGCCAAACAGCGTTAGGTGTGCCATTTGTACCTATAGTACAACCCACATCTTTACATTTTAAATCAGGTGCTTTAGGATTTTTCTTTTTTAGTCTATTATCCCACATCTCGGAACCACATACACAAGTAAACTTCAAATACTTCCCGTTTTTTGATACTGAATACTTTGCCATTTTGTTTCTCCTTTGTTATTTTAATTATATATTTTTAATAGAGAGATAATCTCTCTATGATTCTTCGACCTTATACACTAAGTATAGCACATAAAATCATGTTTGTCAAGTTTTATTTTTTCTTTTTATGCAATCTCTGCCCAAGTCTTACCTACTTTCATATCAACTGTTAAAGGAACTCGCAATTTCTTATATGGTGATTGAGCATATTCTAAAATTATTTCTCTGACCTTTTCAACATCACAGTCTTTAACTTCAAGAATACCTGCATCATGTATTTGATGAACATATTTTGCATCTAAGTTATTTTCTTTTACTTTTCGCCATACTTTACACATACCTATAAACACCATTTCTACTGCCCAGCTCTGTACAATAAATGACTTTGCCTGTCTAACAATTTCATCTCTTTGTCTGCCCTGTAATAATTCAATATCTGGAAATAATCTTACTGTTCCAAAAGGTGTGAATAATTTTTTATCTGCAAATACTTTTTGTTCAATTTGTTTTAACCACATCCACCCTTCTCTACATAAGTTGAAAAACATCATCTGAATTTGAGAAGCTTCCTCCTTTGACCCGCCATGAGCGGCCACAATACCTTCAGGACTTCTGCCATACATTGAACCATAAACAATAGCTTTGACCATATTTCTTTTCTCTTGATTTTCTTTATTAGACTTATCTAAAAAATCAGCCTCAGGTTTCTTATAGAATTGACTGGCAATCAGAGCATGAATATCTCTACCCGCATTTACAAAATTTATACCTTTTTTATCATTAGATAGATGAAGCCATACACGAAACTCAATCTGCGAATAATCATAATAGACAAAAGAGTAACCCTCTCTAGCTACAAATATTTCTTTGATTCTACTATTTCTAGGAACATTCTGAATATTAGGCCTTGAACTCATTAATCTAGATGAATCAGGAGAGAATAAATTAAAGTTACCATGAATACGTCCATCAGATTTAATAGTTTTTTGATAGCCTTTTAATTTTTCTATATGACCTTTAACTGTTCTATACTCTAATAACCCTTTCAATGCAGGTCTTTTACTTGCTAATTTAGTAATAGCCTCAACATTGCAAGAAGGCTTATCTGATTTAGTAGTAATTGAAATAGGTAATCCTAAATCTTCATAAAGTAGTTTGCCTAATTGTTTAGATGAGTTTAAATTAAAAGTATCCTCTAACTTAAATCTTTTCTTAAACTTCAACTCACACTTATCTTTTTCTGCCTGATAAAATTCAATCAATTCAAAAACTTTATTCTCGTCAATCTTTATACCTGTAAATGTTAAATCTGAAGAAATTATTTTTAACATTCCTGTCAAAATTTTATTTGACTCTAAACTATTTTGTTTCTTTAATACTTTATATAATTTAACAAATAACTTACCTGTATAATAGACATCTTCACCACAATAATGTTTTCTATCTTCTACTGACATATTTAAAATAGTCTTTCGTTCAATATATTCCTTGTAAGCTATACCAAAATATAACTGAATTAAAAAGCCTAAGCTTGTGCCTCCCAAAGGATTAACCAAGAATTGCATTAGTCTTGTGTCTGCTACTAAATTATCGCACAGATTAAATTTCTTTGATAAGAAGAACTCTAAGTCAAATTCTGCATTATGAAAGATTAATTTTTTATTCTTTAATTCATTATAGATATAGGGTAAGACTTCACTATAAAATTTATTGCTTTTATAATTTGCTTTAAATAATTTTCCCTGTCCCTTACATTTTTCGCATACAATCTCTTTGCTCTCTACTGTGATTAAACCATTGTTACACTCACACTTATCAAACGTATCGTAATCTTCTGCATCTATTGAAAAAATCTTTTGTGTTTTTACATCCATTAAACCCACCGTAACAATCTCATCACTAAAACAATCTAATCCAGATGTTTCTAAATCGCATACAACGTACTCATTAAATGTTTTTAATTCCTTTACATCAGAAGTATAAGTCAATTTTTTATTCGCCTCTTCGGAATCTTGCTCTAGAATAGCTTTTACTCTAGCAAAACCAAGCTCTGTTTGTCTAATCTGTTTTGAGCGAGAAGTAAAATTAGATAAATAAAACATATCATAAATAGGAACTATATTACACTTATAATCTGGATTGTAAAATTTCTGACCTACAACTTGCTTTAAAGGAAATCTATTATTAACTGCCGGTATTAACCATTGAGTTATCATCTTGCCTATAATAATAATTACTTTGGGTTTTACTGTTCTAATTTCATTATCTAAATATAAATCAAAACATTTTTTCTTCATTACTTTTGTAGGCTTCTTAGACTTATCAGAAATAAAACATTTGCAAAAGCACGTAACATAAGTTGTATCTAAAGAAAGACCTATTTTTCCTAAATAGTTATTTAAATAATCGTTATATTCTTTACTTGATGCAATAGACTGAGACTGCAAATCATTTATAAAAGGTGAATCAAAAACAATCATTACATCAGCATCCTTATTTCCTCTGCCTGTAATAAAATTTGTTTCTATAAAACCTCTAGATGATTGCTTGTGATAGGTACATTCCATACATTTTATCATTATTTTTCCTTTTTGTTTTCAAGAATCCAATACCATGTATCAGCTCGTTTAATCTCTTTCATTATAGTAAATAAACTTTCATTAACTATTTCATCAATAGATTTCTTTTTAGAAAAGAGTTTAGATACTGCACCTTTATATTTGTTTAATATATTCTTAATGATTATCTTAACTTCTGTTTGTTGAGTTTCGTCTAATTTATTATAGACGGTTTCGTTATATGTTGAGCTAGAAATTAAATCAGTATTAAAATTATATGCTTCTAATTGTTTTACTAATAAACTTCTTTTCTTATCTTGAACAGTTTCTACATGAGTCATTCCAGCTTTCGCAAAGAATGGAGAGTATTTACTCATTACTGCAACTGTCTCAATGTAGGGACAATCACTTAACTTAAAGTATTCTCTTAGAAAATAATGTGCTAGACCAATTCCTCGATACTGTGGATGTAAAATAACCCTAGAGATACATTCAAACTGTTTATTAATTTCTGTGCATATCTCTTTGGTCATCTTAGCATATTTCTTATTAGTGTAAATGTTTCTTCCCTTTAATGCTAGATGTGGGTAAGTGATGGCCATGACACCAATTACTGTATCTTTATGTAATAGTCTGTAATAATTCTTTACTGCACCTAATCGAGATTGTCTGTAATGAAACTTAGATAATTTTTTATAATCTTCTTTGTCTCCTTTTTCTACTCTGACATCTGTATAAATTTCTTTAATTCTTTTTGGATAATCGTCTAAAGTTTTTCTGTAACTCTCTACTTCATCTTCAAAGCCTTTCTTTATAATTAAACTAGGTTTTAATGAATCTATTAAATCTTCGTGTGTTGTAGCACAAACTACACATTTATTTAATTGTCTAGCAATCTTCTGTAAATTATAAGCTACGATCTTAGCTGTTGTTCTGTCTAGCTTTGCACCAAATTCATCTAGAATCCACACTTTAGCATCTAAGTCAATGAACTTTGCTATTGCATATCTATACTTTTGCCCATCAGATAATTGATTATACTTTCTTAAATATAAAAACGCATCTCCAAGACCTGCTAGATTTAATTTCTTAATAGCATCATTCAAATCTTTTCCAACACCTTCAATTAAAATCTCATTATCATCTATTTTAATATCATCTATTGATAAACTATTTTTAAATTTACTAAATATATTTTTTAATAACCAAGATTTACCTGAGCCACTAGAGCCTGTAATGTATACTACATCATTTGAGCATAAGTCAAATTTAAAGTTATCATAAATTTTAAATTCTTTTTCATCATCTATCCCTAGACCAAAAGCATCTGCAACCAATACAGAGCGTTCTGTTATTTCTCCTTTAGTTTTAAATGAATGAGATACACAGAAATCTTTCTTTTGTATTTTATATTCGCTCATAATTCAATGCTCACTATTGTATTGTAACCCGCAATGATTACAGTATCGTTAAATTTTTCTTTAGCCGGAATACCTTCTACTAATACACCTGACACCTGAAGTTTTGTTTTTGTATTGAACTCTTTAATTAATTTTTCAATATCTGTTTTTAAATCTTTAACTTCTTCAGGTAATTTATCTGTTGTAATTTTACTCATATTCTGTCTCCTCAATTAAATGTTTAAACGAACATCTTTTACATTTCTTTTCTATTGCTTTTTTAATTTCATATTTATGCCATATTTTTATAGATTTAGCAATTTCTATTGCTTGTTTTCTCTCTAGACCTTTCCATGCTTGATATTTAATACCTTGCAATTCTCTGACTGGAGGATTACTCATTACTTCTAGAATTGATTCCAATAATTTATCTCGTTTAATTCTCATACGTCAAGTATAGCACACTTTCTCTGCTTTGTCAAGTTTTATTTTTCCCTCTAATTTTAAATGTGGTATAAAAAATAAACAAGCAAATGTAAATATCGCTGATATAATAACTAGAGTATTAAAACCAATCATATCATAGAGCAAACCCCCTATATAGCCTGAGCCCATTGCACCTAAGTTTAGTACAGAGCATAACATAGCAAATACGATAGCTTCATAGCCTTTTGGTGTAGTCTTTGCAACATAAGCTAATAACACTAGATGAGATACTGCGCCTACTGTTCCCAATATAATACTATAAGCTAATAGCCACCATTGATTCGGAATCCACAAATACCATAATGTTGATATACCACCAAAGATTACAGAGAAATATAATAATTTTTTCATATTACATTTATGAAATTTAAAGAAGTATAATATATAACCAAGTATACCAAAGACTGTACCTGTTGCGCCTAGTAAGCCAATCATCATCTTATCCATGTGCATAGTCTCTCGCATTGTAACCATAAGCGGTGTTCCAAAAGACGGTGATAGATAATAAAAGAATAAAAATGCTACAGGTATCGCTAACTGTTTATTAAATACTACTTTAACAAATTTTAGTAGTTGAGCTTTATCTAATTTCTTTCCCTTTGCATCGGGTTCTTCATATTTTGTTATAAGAAATATAACCATAAATAAAGGAAAGATAGCACAAATTAAAAATGCTAATCTATAATCAAAGTATTTTGAAATCCATGCACCACCCAATGATGTAATAAGACCTGCTAACGAAATCGCTGTCCAAGATATTGCCTGAAGCTTACCCTGTAAATTATGTTTTTTCTCTAATACACAGACTAAACCATCTGCTCCAACATCTGAAAATGCAAAAGCTAATCCTGTTAAAAAGCCTGTCAAAATTAATGTATGAACTGTCAATCCAAATATTGCTACTAACATGCTTATAACAAATATGATGGAGTAATTTAATATCAACCAATATTTACATTTCTTTTTTAATAATGGAAATGAATCAACAATAATACCAAATAAAGGTTTGATTGTCCAAGGAATTGTTATGATACAACCAATTAATGCTATGTTGGCTACTGACAAATGCCATACTTCTCTTTGAAGATAATATAACGGAGCAGACTTCAATCCCCATATACCTTGTAAGAAGTATACAAAAGCAAAAAATATATATGTTGTTATTGGTATTGCTTTATTCTTTAACATCTTATCCTTTATAAACTTTCGGAGTTTTATACTTAATAATAATTCTCTCTACTTCAACTTCTTTGTGCTTACTAAAAGTCTTGTAAACATTATTCGTATCTAGACCTCTGCTATGATTTGCTTTAACATATTCTAAACCATTTACTTTAAATTTGTTTCCTTCTGGAACTGCACTTAATTTCATTTTATTTCTCCTTTTTTAATTTAGCTAATGCTTCTTGAAATTTAATTGGTCTAAAATTATTTACATCAACACCAACATTAATCAAACTTACATTCTGAATTTTTCTTACTGACCATTTCTCATGCACATGTCCTACAAAATTAATATCATAGTTAGAGTTATAATGTTCGGGTTTATGCACACAATAGACTGACCTCTTACAATACTTTATTAATAGACCTTCTATGATAGTCTTAGTTGAGTTATTTCTATCGTGATTACCTCTAACATGAATTATCAAACCATTAAGTTTTTCTTCCCATTGTTTTGCTGTTACTCTAACACCTTCGCCTCTTACATCAGAAGAATTTTTAAAACAGAAATCTCCTAAATGAAATACTGTGTCCTCTGGTCTGACTCGCATATTATGATTTTTAATAATTGTTTCATTCATATGCTCTAGAGATTTAAAAGGTCTATTACAATACTTTATAATATTTTTATGACCTAAATGATAATCAGAAGTAAACCAGAAATTCATTGTTATCCTTTTGGTTTTGAATCGTTATCTATTGTCTTTTTAAATAATTTACCGGAAGCTGAATGATAAATAACAATGCCTTCAGGTCGCATAAAATCAGAAACAGCCTTACTTCCATTAATTCTAAGCGATTCTAAAACAGACTCTATTCGGATAGTATCAAATACGCCGGTATATAAAACAGGAACTACTGAGCAACACTCTGGACAATAGTTTCTTTTATCTGTAACTTCTAGAGGAATATCTCTATTAGACCATCTACCTGAATTAAACAAAGCAAATCTTTTTTCATCTAAATCATAGTTTCTTTGAATACCATTTCCATACCATTCGCCATAGTGTCTGCCTTCGCCTAACTCCAATAATTTATCTGCATTAGCTTTAACCCATTTTGCAAAACCGTAATTATCACCTTTAGAGGAGCAGTCAAGCCATCGTTTTCTTGAGCCTGCAAACATAAATAAAATATCATCTTCATCTGTAATAGCAAGAGTTTTATATACACAATACCTCTCTACAAAATCGTACATTTCTTCTATTGCTGATTTATCTTTCTCAAATTTAAAATTAGTAAATAAATCCTTATAACTAATAATACAAACTTGAGCATTAGTTCCGTCAATTTTTTCTGTAATTACTGTATCTCTACTAAGTCTAGGTATTTTATCAAATTTTTGAAACTCGAGCATAATTTATTCTCCTTCATCTTTTTGTTTGTCTATCTGTTCTTTAATAGAAGCTAAGATTGCTTGTATCATCGGTTTATTACAAGGATTTGTTAATATAACAATTTTATTCTTATTCATATTCTCTGCTGTCTCCACTCTCAATATCATAAAATCTCCCATAATTATTATACCCTTTACTGAATGATTATTTAAAATAGTAATTTAAAATAGCGAACTGTTAGTCTTTTATACCCGATAAGTATTACCCTTTTACTACAGCTAAAGGTTTTAATTCTACGACAATATCAACCAAATCTTCTTGCTCTTTCATTACAACATCAATATCTTTATAAGCACCTGAGGCTTCATCTAAATTAGACTTATCTCTAATAGCATGAATGATACCTTGCTTATCTAATTTTTTTACTTCTTCTTTTAAATTTAATTCGTTTCTAGCTTTTGTTCTACTCATTTGTCTACCTGCACCATGCGAACAGGATTTAAATGATTCCGGATTTCCTTTGCCTTTAACGATATAAGAAGCTGTTCCCTGACTGCCCGGAATTATCCCTAGCTGACCTTCTTTGGCAGACGTTGCCCCTTTTCTATGTATCCAAACATTATTACCAAAATGATTTTCTAAATTAACATAGTTATGATGAATATTAATTTCTGTAGCAAATTCTAATATCTTAGATTTATTAAAATCATGCACAATTTCTATTGTATTAAAGCTAGTTTCAACCTTTAACGCTTTTTGAAAAGAACTCTTAATTCTTTCTAACATTAATTTTCTATTTGCATAAGCAAACTTTAAACAATAGTTCATTTCTCTTAAATAATTTTGACCTTCTTCGGTATCTATTGGTAAAAAAGCTAATCCGTCTTCACCTTTAAACTCTGGAATATTTGAATACCATTTTTTACATAAATCTTGAGAAACTTTATTATAGTGTTTGGCAACTTTGAATCCTAAATTTCTACTTCCACTATGAATCATAATCCAAATATAACCATCATCTCCTTTTTGAATTTCTATAAAATGATTTCCACCGCCTAAAGTTCCTAATTGTTTTAGTGCTGATTGATATTCTTGTCCTACTATTGGGTATCTATATCTAAAATCATTGGCAGTTTCTTGATAGAAGCCCATTTTTTCAGGCATTAAATCTTCGCTCTGTCTATTACTGTGATGATTTCTTCCTACTGGAATAGTTTCTCTGATATGACCTAGAATTTCTTTTAACTGCTCTACTGATAGATATTTTATAGAAGTTTTCATTGCACACATTCCACAACCAATATCAACACCTACAGCATTAGGTATCACTACATCTTTTGTAGCGATTACTCCTCCAATAGGCATACCGTATCCTTGATGAGTGTCGGGCATTAATGCAACATGCTTAAATAAAAAAGGTAAAGATGCCAAATTTCTAGCTTGATTTACTGCGCCTTCTTCTGGATTATTACACCAAGATTTTATTAAAGCTTTATTTTCTTCATTAATAATTTTCATCTAATTACCCTACCTTAATTTATTATTTTTTAAGTTAGCAATCATTACTTGTATCATTCGAGTATCAACTGCTTTACTATCTTTATAGTAATCTGGTGCAACTAACTTGGATTTATATTTACTTCGCTGACTTTTCTTTGAAAAATACCAATCAGCATTAACCCATATACTAATTATAGTTAATAGAGTCGCACATACAAAGAAGATAATTACCAATAAATTTATCATGCTAATAGACCTGCAATACAGGGTGGCTTATAGCTTAGATAATAACCTTCCGATATTTTTTTCTGAGCATACTTTGTAGTTTCTTCAACACTTGTAGATGAAAAAATTACAGTATCTTTATAAGACATTTCATAAATTTTTGCTCTTCCATTTTTAATAATCTTTAATACAATAGGTTTTATCATAATGTTTTCTCTTTTCTTTTCACAAGTATAGCACATTAAATTGTGTTTGTCAAGCCTTATCATCTCTCATGCGTAAATATACTGGATGCCTAGGCAAGTCTTTTGCACCAACCATTAAACCTTTATACTCTATATATCTTCCAATGTATGATTCTTTATTTTTCCAAACTTCTTTTTTCTCCTCATCAGTCATAGCAATCATTACCTTTAATTCAGCCTCGCCTTCGTGCATCACAACAAAATCGCATGCCTTGTCAATTAAAATTCTATCTTCTTTTTTCTTTGATGTAACACTTCTTCCCAATTCATTTATTTTCTTTTCTGCGTTTGGGTTAACCTTAGTTGATTGAATGACATCTATAATCTTAGCATCAAATGTTAAATAAGGTTTCATCTTATAAATAATACCCTCGTTTATTGTTCCTCTACCGCACTTATATTTTCCGTCTAAGCTATGAAGTATTAAACCATCACAGCCAAAATCTAATGCTTCTTGAAAGTATTCTTCTACTTGTTCTGAAGTATGCACTAATTTTTGTTCTACAATTTTAATTAAATCAGGATACATTAAGCCTAGTTTATTTAACTGCTCTGTTCTAAGTATAAATTTTGTATCATACTGCTCATTAATTACTGAGTCAAACAAATAGAAATACATATCTTCTGGTAGCTCTCTGTCTGAAGCTCTTACTGTACCACTCAGAGCATTAAAAGGCATACTTCTAGCTAATAGCTCACCATCTAATATAGGTTTCAAATGCGCCTCATTTATAGTAAACTGTTTTAACTGCTTAAACTTCTCATGTAGCTTAACATTATTAATAGGTTTCAAACTTCTGCTACACATTTCTCCATCTTTAATAATACATCTAATACCATCAAGTTTAAATGATGCTAATAATGGATACGTTAATTCTTTTATATCTATAATTTTATTCGGTGCTAAAAAAGGTTTGAATTTTTTCATTGATACTTTCCTCCATTTTTTAACGGACACCAATTAGGAATACCTTTAGCTACTCTAACAGTTCTATTCCAAGTATCGTAGTATTCATTAGTGTAGGGAATAACTCTTTTAAAGCAATCAGTACCTTTTTTATTTACAGTATCTCTGTGGTTACAGCAAGGTTTTGCTCCGCCTTTTGTTAATCGCCCTGTATGACTTGAATGTTTACAGTCATCACAACTGTTTATATTAATCGCTATATTTATTGACATAATTATTTATCCTTCTTAGGGTCTTTGTTTACAATCATCTTCTGATAATGTTTACAATAACGATTAAAGAATCTTGTCATTTCTTCTCTGATATTTTTACCCCAATAACTTTTAACAAAGCCTTGATATATTAAAAAAGATATTATATTTGCCAGACCTGTTGCTAATGCTGTAAGTAAAAATGATTTCATTTTACATCCTTTTTAAATTTCTCAAATGTATCTTTAAATTTTTTAATTATTATCTTATTGCTTTTGTGTCTAGATAGAGGTATGAAGCTGTACTTTATCTTATCTGTTGAGAGATAAGCCTGAGCTTCATCATCTAAAAACTTCTTACAATAACCACAATTCAATAATTTTATCCTCAGTTTTTTCATCATTGCACAATTACTGACCTCTTTAATTAATTTAGTCATACTCTTTTTATATTCAGGATACAAATAATAAAAGCCGTGTGCAATCTCATGGTCAATATCTGCATCATCATGCGTAGCAATTAAATAATAGTTGCTCTGTTTCTTAGCTGAAATTTTAAGCACTTTATGAAATAGTTTAAATTCTTTTTTAGTTAAATCATTATGCTCATTAAAGACTCTAAAGAATAAGTTTACTATATTGCCGGGCACATTGAAACCCGACCATTTTGTATAGTAATCGAATAGACCATATTCTTTAACATATCTATCTTCGTAATCTTCTCTGGTAAAATATTTATTTCTTATTGTATTAAAAGGACTCTCGTAAAATTCTTGTAGTCGCATAAATGTTGATGCCTCTGTATACTGCGTATCAAATTTTATATGAAACAGGCCTTTATATAATTCTTTTACTGTCATATTTTTCATAAATTTATTCCCAACCTTTGCTAAATTCTAATCTCAATGTCCATTTTTTACCTAACTTAAAGAAAGAAAATCTGAAAATACCTATAGTAAATTCTTTATGAGTATAAGCGTATCTTTGTAATTCGTGCAATGTATAGATTCCAATTTTCTTATTCTGCCATATAACTCTATATTTAAAAACAGAGTGTTCATAGATAGCTATTATTTTTCCTTTTAAATTCTTCTCTTTATGTCTAACCCAATCATTTACTTTAAGCATTTTAATACCCTCATTTATAAAAAGATACGTTTTTAATTTTAACTGTCAACTCTTTATGCCATGCTCTGACAGATTCATTGTCTAGTCTAAAATATAATGCACCATGAGTAATGTCTGTTAGCTGTTCTATGTTAGTCGCAAGATATAGAGCTGTCTTTCTACATTCTATATTTTTAAATATCTTATTCTTATTCTTATTTGTATAACCATAATACTGATTCTTTTTTGTTACAATCTCGTATGCACTTTTATCATATACATTCATACGATTATTAATTGTATTAGCAACACCTTGCATCAACAAAGAACCTTCTGAACACATCTCAGCACAAATAACTTTGGCTACTTCTACTGTCTGTATTTTTTTCTTAGCATACTCAGCAAGAAGAAATAGCACAATAAATATTGCACTATAAGTTATGCCCATTTTTATTGTTCCATTCATTTACAATATCCTTTATGTCGTCTAAAGCTCTTTGAGCCGATAGCACGTTATTGTTATATGAGTTTAATGTCCCAGCAACCCAACCGAAATACTCGTGGATACTATCTCCATTTACTACTAACTTTTCTCTCTTATTCTTTAAATTTAGTATAGGCATCTTCTACTCTTTTCGTTAGTTCTTCTCCGTTGAGTTCTAAATATTTATCATTATTTTGTTTCTTTAAGCACGTTAATACACTTCTTAAACTTTTAATCTGTCTCTCTGCACCTCTTTCTAAGAAGGCTTTAAAATCCTTTTCATTGGCCAATACAAATAGCCAATAATAATAATTCGAGGGTAGCTTTCCCATATATATATAATTTCTTTTTGTCATTATTTAGTCCAATCTACTATAAATTTTTCCTTTGTTTCTTTGTTTAAGATAATAGACTTATTAATATCTACGGCCATACTTAAAACAAATTCTTCACACGCCTCTTTTGTTTTAAAGTTGCGAGAAATTACATCACCATTACTGTTCAATATCGCTGTTCTCCACATCATTTTAAAGTTGCGAGAAATTACATCACCATTACTGTTCCACATCATCATTCTCCAGTTCTGAACACCATTCAATATTTTCAATGCTCTCTTGTAATTCATCACAGATACAATTACCCTGATGGTCTACTCTGAACATTGAACAGTTTTCACAATCTTTTTTTTGCATTACGTTCTCCTCAATTTCTACGTCAAGTATAGCACATCAAATGATGTTTGTCAAGTTTTACAATAAATTAAATTGCAAAATAACATAGCCTGTAATGCCTACTGCTTGATAAAAAAGATTGACAGTAGGTACACTTGCCTTATTATAACATCTTACAGTATTAATTAAGGTAAACCATATTGCTAAAAATAAACATATACATTTTGTATATTTATTAAGCATTATAATTTACTTTCTAATTCCTTAATCTTATTAGTTAATTTATCAAACTCTGTTTCTTGCCAAGATTTGCCGAACTTGTATGTAAATCTAATGCCTGTTCTATCAATCATCTGTCTGTTAGTTGAATAGTCTGCAAATAATTCTACATTCCATTTCTTACTGTCTACAATTCTAATTGCACCACCAATGATATACTGTGTTTCTTCTAATTTATTTACTCTAGTATCTAAGTCATTGATTCTATTAGAGTTGGAAGAAATGTTGTTTGTATTGTTAGTTATATTATTGGCATTCTTTTTAATACTTTTCTTGTTAGTCTTAATGCCTGTCTTGTTTGTGTTAATTTTTTTGTCTTGTTTGTTATTCCAATTAGTCTGTTTTTTATCTACTCTTTTAATTTCCTTTTTATTAATCTTGATATTCTTTTTGTTTACATTAATGTTTTTCTTATTTACACTTATGTTTTTCTTATTTGTTTTTATATTTGTTTTGTTTGTAGCGATATGCTTTTTGTTCGTTTTGATATTTTTCTTATTTGTTGTAATATTCCCTTTGTTATTACTGATGTTAGTTTTGTTTTTATCAATTCTAATATCTTGATACTGCGAGGAATATTTTTCATATTCTTTTCTTAATACATAGTCCGCATCATAACTGCGAGGGTCGCCTCTTACTCCCATATAACCGACCTCTACTAAGTCTAAGCTCACATCAGCATAATCAAACACGCTGGTATAGCCTTGATTATACAAGTCATTCTTAAAAGCATTTTCTGGAATATAATCATTGAAACCTAAGTCTAAGCCATTATGCTCAAATTTACTCTCTACTGTCTGGTCACCTAAAGAATTTACTATAAGAATATTATCTACATTTTCATATGTATCGGAACCAAAATTAAATCCTGCATAACTTGATGTTGTAAAAAATAATACAATTACTGCTGTTAAAAAATATTTTCTCATTTTATTTCTCCTTTTTATATACTGTTTTATTTAATTTAGAATTATATAATTCTTTAATATACGCTTTGTTGTAAATTGGAACTAAATCATATCTTTTTAATAATTGTTTTTCTATACTTTTAAATTCTTTACCATGTACTTTTATTCTATATTTAAATACCTTCTGCACTATATGATGCGAAATTTCATGCAATACATAGTATAATGAATAAGCTTGTCCTTGTTTTAAACTCCACTTAGGAATTGTTACGCTTGTTTGTAAACATCTACCTCGCTGAACATCTTTATACTTAATGGCAATATCATTTATGCTAAACTCTTTCAAAATATTTTTACCTATTTGTTTCAATTTTTTTTGAGTCATTTGTTCCCCTTTCGCTTTTTACAAGTATAGCATATTTTTTTTCGTTTGTCAAGTTTTTAGACAAAAGAAATTGCGTATATACAACTTAAATAATACATAGTTAAAAAAAGATTATATATAAAGAATAACATTAAACCTAAACAAATAAGTGATATTAAAATTCTTTTCATTATCTATCCTCTCAATAACTGATTATATATTTTCATATGATATTCATAACAAGAATTAAATTTACTCTTACATATCAATTTTAATTTTTCCTCTGTTCTCTCTATACCATAAATTCTAAACATTCTCTGTATGGCCTTAGTCGCTCTTTTCTTTTTATTATCTATCATTAATATCTCCTAGACTGTCTTTCCCAATTTCTGCATGAAAATAAAAACTCACCAAATTTAATCAATCCTGTTAATACGAATAGAAATATAATCGCATAGTGTATCTTAAAAAATTTAAAGCATATAAATAAAATTACTATTGTTAATAAAATTTCAAGTATTTTAACGAAGTAATTCATATCTCTCCTTTGAAATAGGGCGAGGACGGTATAGCGAAAGGTTGAGCTGTTGGGGGTTTAGCTCGAAGAATACCGCCCTCTTAAATTTATATTAAAGTAAATGCGTAATAAACTGATAAAAGCATCATGGCTAAAAAACCTGCTAATAAACCTAGACCGATCATAGAACATAACAACATAGGAATCATTAAAATTACTTGAATAACAAGCATTACACATTTCATCATTACTGAGACTAGAAATTCAATAATTCTTGCAATATTATTAAGACTACCTTTTACTAAACAAATTGTGGTATCAGTCATTTTTTAACCTTTGTTTAATGTTTGCTAACATAGCATTTCTTACTTCAGGCATACAAGTATAAACTTCTTCAATAACTTGCATTGCACCTTCGATTCCATAATGCTTAATAGCTTTCATTACCGCATCATCAATTAAAATTTTTACTAAAGTTTCATCTGGCATCATTATCTCCTAAGAGTAAAATAATTTTTCTGGATTTCGTTTTACATATTCGATATACTGTTTATATCTTCTGACTTCACTTTCTAAATTTTCCTTCTCTTTAATCAAAAACTTTTCTTTACTGCATTTTAAAAAATATTCTCTTTCTAAATTTGAATAAAGATTATAAAATACTATTACAACTGTGCATATACTAGCTAGAGTTATAAAAATTATCATACTAAATCCTTTTGTTTAATTAAATCTAAATATTTATCTAATAGATTATCAATAGAATACTTTATTAATTTAATCTTTTTCTCACATTCTTTTCTTTCATCGTAATTAAAAGTATTCTGTTTTTGATTTTCTAGACTTTCAATTTGTAAACATAATTTTATAAAAGTGTTTTTATATTCTATCATTTTATCCCCTTTCGCTTTTCATAAGTATAGCACATCAAATCGTGTTTGTCAAGTTTTATTTTTCCTCTAACTTAAATATTATAGGTAATGTTATAAACACTATAAGCATACAACCTATTAATGTTCCAAAAGCCATCTGCCAGTCAACACACCAACCACCTGCGAAGTCGCTGATCGCATTTCCAATTCCTGCACCTAATAAAGCGCCTGATAATCCTTTGACTCTCGTTCTTAATCTATATTTTGTTTTCTTTAATAGATATTCTAACTGATTATTAATTAAATCCTCTATAGAAAAACCTACTATAGCGCCACCTACTAATATACCATTATCAATTAAACCAAAACCAATTTCATTGAGCATTTTTATTCTCCTTTTAATCTCTCTATCAATATCATAAAATCTATTTTATTCTGCCATAATGTAATGTTGCTAGTCTGCTATAACTCGATATTAGACTAGATCATTTTACTAAATTAAGTTTATTTACTTCCTTATCAAATTCTTTTAACTTTAAATCATCTAGCAATTTATGTAGTCTAGCTCTTGTCAACGCATTTATTTGCATTTTATGTCTTTCTTATTTATTTAATCTTCTTATTGTGTAAGCATCATAATCATCTGAGTATTCCGACAAAACACCTTCTAAATTTGTGTACGCACTATTTGCTACACCCATTTTATGCCAATAATAATCTTTACTGATACAAATAGCTGTATGCATCAACGCTTCATATTTATATAAACATAAAATATCTCCTTTGTCCTGACATTCTTCATCAATTATACTTGTATTATCAGCTAGAAAATTTGTCATTTCTGTTTGATTTACCCACTCTAATTCTTTTTTATTATCAAGAGCAAATAATGTTCCGCCCCAGCAATTAAATTCACGAGTATGTCTTGCGCCTGCTTTACTGTGTGCTAAATCTATATTAGTCTTATTTAAAATAGCCTGCATAATTAAATCCCCCTTTATTTAATTACAGTTATTAAATTTTGTATGCTCTATAATCTCCCCAATTACTCGTTTCATTTTAAAATCTCCTCATATTATTATTAATAGTTACTGTCTTTAGTTTTACCTATTATATTATTATTAGCATCTAACAAATTTCCCCATATATCAATATGATTATTATATCTATCTATTAGCTGACCTGTACCTTGCTCGTATATACCAATACCATCTTTACCGTGAACACGTCGGACTTGCTCTTTATCTATTTCAAACATAATTATACCGTCGCTTTCTCAAATACTGCCTCACCATTACTGAATGTCCCTAATTTACTTAATACAGTACACCCCAGATTATTTAATATCTTTACTAGAGATTTTTCAATCTGTTTAGCATGATGCTTTGCAAAGTTTAGCCTATTATCATCTGCATAATAATCTTGCTCTATAGCTCTAACTGATAAAGAATAGAGACCGCAATATTCTGAGATAGCAATTTGACATAAATCATTTTCTAAAAATATACTGATCTCATTATGGTCCCATTTTTCGCATTTAACATATGACTTTAATTTACTTTTAATATCTTCCTTTAAGTTATAATAAAAATCGTCCCAATTTAATTGTGCCTCATCTGCATTAAAATTTCCATCTGCATCAAAACCGCTCATAGCATCATCTGAAAAATAAATCACTACTTCTGCACCTGATAAATAATTTACTGACCTTCCCATAATTTTATCCCCCTTTATTAATAACAATTCATATGATGGAAAACATTTTCTTTTATTCCATCATCTACATAAGATTCTTCTGATGTTATTTTTTTTCCACAAGTATAACAAACTAATTCTTTATATTTTCCTATGCTCATTAAAGGAATTTGTTTAACAATCTCGCCTGTTTCTTTATGTATGAATAATGTATTCGCTATCATTTTATTTCCCCTTTCGCTTTTCTCAAGTATAACATACAATTTCTCATTTGTCAAGCTCTGTCAAAAAATAACTCGCTGTTACTAGACTAATTTAACTTTAACATACCAATGAGATTGATTGGCTACAGATGCGCCTCCTTTAAAAGATTTCCAAATCTCTCCTTGGTCTATAATTTCACAAGGTATATTTAGCTCTTGTAGCTTGTTACTGATAGACTCGGCATATTGTCCTTCATCATAATTATTTCTATAGAAAAATCCTTTGCGAAATAATATTGTGCCATCTTTTTTAAAGCATACTTGACTACAATATATATTGTCTATAATTTTTCCTTTTACAGCTCTGGATATAGTTTTCATTTTGTTTCCCTTTCGCTTTTCTCAAGTATAGCATATGTTTCCGCATTTGTCAAGTTTTTATTTTTGTAAAATCCACCAACCGTAATAATAACCTTTTCCTCCTCTGTACTTAATAGCTAGACTGGCATCATTCATTCGTTTTTTGCTTTCTTCTATATCTTGTCGCCACGTGGATAATTCCTCCAAGTTCTTACCATCAAAGGGGTTACTGTAAAATTTTTCAATTAATTCAATCTGATTATCTGATAATTCAATATCGTTATAATTCTGTAAAATTATCTCTCCATCAACTTCAACACAATTAATTGTTTCACCTTTAACTAAAATATAATCACAGTCATACCAAAAATCTCCCTGATAATAACTATCTTTTAAATCTTCATTCTCAAAATCTGCATCACTATTAAATAAATTACTTTCATAAATCTCGGTGACTTTCGCATGTATAACTTTACTCATTACTGCCCCCTTATCTTTGATTCTGATTGATATATTCTGCTAGTAATTGATAGATATTTGCCTTTATTACGTCCAATTTTGAACTCTGATTCGGTGTTATATCTCCCGTTTTTAACTTAAATTTTTCTGAGGTCTCTATAAATATATTTTCTATATTACTGTTGACCGCATCTTCCAATTTTTTTACTTTACAGAAAATTTGTTTTTTCATTTTTCAATTCTCTCCTTATTATGTAATTTAATAGCTCTTTTTAAAATTCTAGGCTCAATCTCTTTTGGGTCAATTCCTAGAGATTCCAAAGCATTCGTTACATCGCCAGTATAACTGTACTCGTGATTGAATAACTCATAACATATAGCTTGAACTAACAATTTTTCATTTTTTCTAAACTCTTTTCGCTCTGCTGTATGTCTTTTAAACATATTTATTAAATCTTTTGCCTTATCTTTTCTGACATAACCTCCCATGCCTATTGAAACAATTTTATTTGTATCATCTTCAGTTAAACCTATCTTTATTAAACCCTTCTCTAATTGGCCTGTATTAAATGCCCAAAATAGGCCGGTAAATTCTGATACATCATTACTGTGTTGTTTTTTAATCTGTGAATAACTTGTATATTTTGTTTTTTGCATTTTGTTTCCCCTTTCGCTTTTGTCAAGTATAGCATAATTTTTTTCGTTTGTCAAATTTTATTTTTTCTTTCTCAATTCCCTGTGTAATGTCCTCTATCAATATCATAAAATCTATTTAAGTTTATCGCATGGGTCCCCTCTCTATTACTGTCCAAATTCCACAAGGTATCTTGTTTGCTTTTTACAAGTATAGCACATCAAATTCGTTTTGTCAAGTGCCCTGCAAAAGATAATTTATGGCTGTGTTGCTCCTCATTGTTTTCCTGCGCCTGCGTGCCTGCGTGCCTGTGCCTGCGTGCCTGCGCCTGCGTGCCTGCGTGCCTGCCTAGGCCTGCGAGATATTATATATATATGCAATTATTTTATATGCTTAAAATATACTTTTTTGTGATATCTTTTCATTATTTATTATCCTTATAATCGGCATACCATAAAGCCAATTGAAAAGCATTTATATTATAGCATTTTGCTATATAATCAATAGCATCTATTAAAATGTATTCTTTTGAAAGTAAAACATCAATATCTGAAAACGCATCATTTTTTTCTATGCCTGTCATATTAAAGCTCCTTTTTTATATACTCTAAGCCCTTGATATCGCTTGTTTTTAAGATATCACATTGACCATTGAAAAATTTTTCGATTCGTGTTTCAATTGTATTTTTTACCTTTAAAACATCCATAACATCTAAACTTTTATATTGCATG